AATTTCAGATTGCTTTTTGAAAATCTTCAAAGGCAAGAAATAATTAAGCTTTAAATAACAGGCAGAACAAACATAAGCGTGGGGCTCTGTGTGATCGCCCCACGCTTTATACTTATATCTTTATGTTTATTTCCCCTTCTCATGTAAAATCGGGTTCAATTTTCTCCTCCTATAGCCCTACTGCAACCATGCAATGGTTCTATAACACGATTTAATCCCATATAGAAACCGCAAATTGACAAAATGCAAACTTGATGTGGTTTACATTTCCTCAGTTTTTTCTTAATTTATAGCTGTAAAACCTCTTGTTGTTACAATCGCAAGCTCAAATCATTGCAACACCTGTTCTCTTTTCATAAATGACGACTTTCAAAATAATGTTCTACGATAAATAGGCAAAAAAGGGGGGAATGTCATACACCAATTGTTTTTTGGTCCTTAACTATTCTGTTTTGCTATGCTACCCGTCATAACAGCAAAGGAATGTATTTAAACGGCAGGTAGCATAGCAAAGCACAATTTACTTCAGTTCTTCAGCCTCTTTACAAATCAATTCTCAATAGTACAACAAATCTACTCGTAACCCCACCTTAGTCTTGCAATAAGCATTACGATTTAGCTTTGTTATGCCACTCGCCGTAGCTTTGAGGAGGTAGACCGATGAACAGAAAAATTTTCCGCTCTATTGGGTTACTTGTACTAACGCTGCTCCTGTTAACAACAGCTGCTTTTGCAACGTCCAGTCTCAGCGCACATTGCATTCTGCCACCCATTGAAGGAACAGCAACTTCCGAAGACAGTGGAATTAAAGAAGTCGATGGTTCCAACGCATATCTGTACGATGTTACAGTAGGTGGTGGATACGAGGTCGATTGCCGCCAATACTGCACTTCAAACAATGTTACTGGTCCTTGGACAAAGGGTATCAGCTCAGTAAAAGATGCTGCACATCTCGGAGGTGCTACTCGCATCTTTGCTGGCAACGAAGTGCGTTTGCAGTTTTCCACTCACTTCCTGACCCCTGTACGCGTCGAGGTCAACGGGACTTGGGATAGCAATTAATCTATCCTAGAAGCATCCAATCCAGTACCCACGCCACTTTTAGGCCACAGGTGTAGGAGTAGTCAAGAAATAACCGGCTCTCCTACACCTTTTTCGACCTCTAATCACTACTTATGGATCTGCGAAAGCGCCTCTTTCAGCTTGTCAAATCCGAACATTGCCGCATAAGCCACCATGAACGCGAGGACCACCGCGGCAAACACCATATACCACACAACAGCGATCTCCTTGATGGAACAATATGCAAAGAAAGCGCCGAGCGTCAGCACCAGCGAAACGATCATCGCCAGAGCATTCGTCGGCAGCTTGTCCCAGGTTACTTTCTTGAGCACCTGTACCACAATGTTCGTCAGCACCACCAGCACGCCAATGATGCTGATGATGACAGACCAGTTCAGTACACTCTCCATATTCTTTTCCTCCTGTTATCCAGCCCCGTCTTCGGGCGGAGTAGAGTTTCCCTTGTCAGGCCATGAGTTGTTCTTACTCAGGTTTTCAAACAGCGCCTTGAGACCGTAGATCAGCACCACGCCGATGATCTCCTTGAGCGCGACCTGTGACAAGGCCTCTGCGATCTGCTCCCGTCCGAGCAATGCAAGGATATAGCTGCACCATACCCATGCGAGTCCGTTGAGAATGCAGACCCACACGATAATCTTCATCGTGGTGACCTTGAACCCTGCTTTTGAAGAAGACGGGGGGTCCTTTTCAGGAACACCCCCATCCCCCTCCAAAATATCAGTGAACGGTTCTGCTTCTTTGCAGGCTTTCATTTTCTCGGAAAGGCCGATGCCCCACCTGCTCACAGCGCCGCCACCTCCTTCTTATCCTCATCCTGAAGGAAGTCTCGTTTCTTCAGCCGGACCTTATACACCTCTCGAATGTTCTCAATGGCAATTTCCGCGCGGCTGTTTGGATACTCAGGGTTCTTTTCGCAATAATGCTCGTACTTGTCGATATACCCAAGTACCTCTACGAATTCTTCCTTCGTATGACGGATCGGACGAAGCAGCTCATTGTTAAAGCGAAGGATCGCCGCTCGCCAGTCATCGGCCCGGCCTTGATTATCCGTTTTGATATGTGAGTCCAGCTTTTTCTCAATCTCGTCGAGGCGCTTTGAAATGTCAGCATTGATCGCCTTGCCAATGGCTTTGGCGAGTGCTGACCAGGGGTTGATTTTGACGGGGGCGATTTGCACCAGGGTCATAAGGATCAGGAGCAGACCGCCCCCGCCGGCTAAAATCTCTTGAATAGTCACATCTCAATCCTCCGGTGCGTTCATTCTGCCTTGAGCATGGCGATGAGCTCCTGATACTCGCTTTCGGTCAGCTTACCGGCTGCGAAGAAAATGTCGATCTTTTCCTCAAGGCCGTTGGTCTGGCCGCGCTCGATCATGCGCTTCAGAGTGCGATACAGCATAGTCGTTTTCCTCCCTTCTCAATTATTCCGAGAGACCCAGCTCAAGCAGGGTCAGTCGGTATTCGTGATCCACGCTCATCGCGTCCGTATCCTGGACGATGGAGTCTGTGTTTTTCTGAGCGCGGAACAACGCATCGTTACTGCGGTCGACCTCATTGTCCTTACCCTTTGCAAGGTAGGCGTCGTAGTTCTCCCGCACGCTGGCAGCAAGTCCGGGCCAACTCTCGACCTCAACGCAGTATTCGTCATACTGGAACCCGTCAAGGCCTTCCTTGTCCTCGGCATCCTTAGCGATCTTGCACGCCTCCACATTCTGGTAGAGACGGACAAGACTTCGTTTGGTACCGGGGATCTCTTCCACAGTAAAGCTGCCGGGGTTGACCATTCCCTGTACTTTCATGAAAATCACTCCTTTTTATGCCGCCTGGTATGGCGGATATAATGCCTGAAGTCTTCTGCACTCCTTTCGGACGACTTTCTTCAGTGCAAACATCGTCTTTGGCTGGTAATGCCTGTCCAAAACCTGCTGATGATTGCATTTGCGAAGCTGTCCGAGCCGTGAGATCAGCCCCGAAGCCCTCTTGAACGAGATGACTCGGTTCCTGTCTCGCCGGTAGTAGTAAAGATGAAGCGATTGCTTGAGCCGGAATAGATTGTGCTTTCGCAAGATCGTGTAACCGTGTCCGAATCGGTATCCCAGAGCTGATGGTAAGCGCGGACGGCGGTGCCGCTGCTTTTTCTTCGGCAAAGCCTGATGCGCTCTTTCGACCTTTGGCGTAAACCCGACGCGGAATATCTGCCAGTTACCTTTGATCTTCATTCCGATCTCGGCAAGCCACTTCTTGATATCCTCCAGCAGCTTCCTCAGCTTTCGCTTGTTGGAACCGAAGATCGTGAAGTTGTCCATCTGCCGCAGATAGTGTGATACGCCATACTGCTTTTGATGGATCATCAGATCTAAGGGCTGGAGTGTCAAATGGAGAAACCATGCGGAGAAGAATGCGCCAATGAGGACTCCGTATTCCATAATGGCGTCGCACAGCCAAATCGTTTCGGTGTCCTTGAACACCCGCTTCAAGGCTTCGATGACATACGGCGGATCAAGCTCCTCAAAGCAGTGGTAGATGTCGCACTCGCAGCAATACTTGGTGCCCTCCACATCGTTCTTCATCCACTTCTTCAATGCCTTGACGCCGTAGGAGTTCCCTCGGCCGGGGACGCTTGCGATGCAGTACCGGTCCATGCTCCGCATAATGTGCGGGATCATCGGCTGCACAACAGCGTGGTGAACATATTGGTCCGGCCACAGAAGCGGCTCGTTGATGTCTCTCCATTTGCCTTTACCGCTGTCCGCATTGCGGTCCCAGCGCCGTCGCTTGAGGGGAGGGTGCATGTGCTCGTCTCCGTCGACCAGACCTTGGATGAATGCTCGGAGCTTCTCCACATATTCATCCATATTATTTTCGATCTCAATGACCTTTTTGTTCAGGCTGTGATTGCCGTTTCGCCGATGGCCGGCGTTCACTTCCTGAATTGCCAGACGAAGGTTTTCGTCAGATATGATCTCTTTGTAAACTCGAACTCGTTTCATCAGGGATGTTTTTCCTCCTTGTAGCCTCACAACCGTTCCAGCGCCGCGGGGTGTTCCAAGGCGAGACCTGGCCCGAAGTGTACTAAGCTGTGTCCTGTCGGCTTTTCTTCAGCAAGTGCTGTGCGGTCAACCGTGCGATATAGAAAGGGTGAGGAACCCCTACTACCAAATGGAGGGTTAGCCTGTGGCTTGGCAAGGATGCGACAGTCGATGTTGTCGTTCGAGTTCGACGTTCTGTTGTAGTTGACGTAGAACGGACCGTGATTCTGGTTCTGGTTATAGTTACCGCCATGGTACAGGCACGGGTTACTACCGTTGAAGTTCCAGTTATCCGGGACCATCGTCTGCTGCACAGTTGACCCCAAATGTAAAATTATTGTTTTCTTAAAAATATCAGTGAAATGCAAGGGGAAGGGGCTGCGGCCCCCTCACCCCTGCACCCCTACCTCTTCAGGGGAACAGTCACGCCGCCTTTGGCGGGCGTTCCTGGAGGCGACAGCCGATGCCGTCGTCCGAGTACGACGTACTGCTGTAGCCGACGCAGAACGGACCGTGATTCTGGTTCTGGCCATAGCCACCGCCATGGCACAGGCACGGGTTACCACCGTTGAAGTCCCAGTAATCCGGGACATAGGTCGTTTGACTGCCGTTTGCCGCGCTCGGGAACAGTGCCCATTCAAGACCGCTTGCTGTCGGAATGGTGAAGTCGGACGGATAGCCAGAAGAGGGCGTGCCGACCAGCGTGCCATTCGCGCTGTCGCTGAAGTTGTTGGGATTGCTGATGACATTCAGGCCGTTATTGTTGTAATAGCAGCCGTCCATCCAGTCATAAACATTGTCCCACCAGCCTTCGATATTACGATACTGCGTAAAGCCGTAGCTGTCGCGGCTTGCCGCGGTCGTACCGGTGTGATAACCCATCGCATCGGTCTGACCGTTGTTCATCTTGGAATTGCTCGTAGAGCAGCCTCTGCCGATGCGCTCGCCGTTCCAGTCGGCAAACTCCACAAGGAACAGCATGTTCACATACCAGAACTGAGCGAAATCCATCTGCCAGAAGTTAGCACCGAGGTTATGGATGCCGGTTCTCGCCTGGCTTCTCGTGATGTTTACCTGCTGTGCGGAGCCAGTGGTGGACTTGTAGCCGCTGGCGCAGTGATAACGGCCGATGTAGGAGTAGTCCAGCTCGCCAAGGCCGTCCCCGCGGTCCCTGTTCACAGGGTCAACGGAGAAGCCCGCAACGGGACCGTCCGCGATCTGGAGCTTCAGCTTCTTGCCGGTCTTCGTCCATTTGAACCAATACTTCGGCTCCTTGACCTCAACGCCGCCGCTGCGGGTCTCCTTCACCATGCCGGACCACGGCATCAGGTTGTCGAAGGGAGAAGAACCGCTGCCGTTGTTCACAGCAGGAGACGGATCGCCGAAGCTTGCCGCCGCATCCGTGCGAGTGCCCTTGGTCGAGCCGCTGCTCGTCCAATCCCACTCAACGCCGTAGATCGTGACGAAAGTGGCCGTCACATTGACAGTCGTATCAGAAGCCGCCTTGTAGTTCGTGCCCTCTGCGACCTTGACGGTGATCTTGGCCGTGCCGGTCGTGTCGTTCACGCTCTCAACGGTCACAACGCCGGTGTTTTGATTGATGGATTTGATCTTCGCGACGCTCGTATTGTTCGAGGTGGCTGTGATCGTACCATTGCCCTTGCGGTTCACCGTAAAGGTGGCTGTCTTGGCGCTGCTCTTCAGCACGATGGAGCTCGGCGAATTGGTCACGCTGTTCGCGGCCTTGCCGATCGTCCACGATGCTGTCTTGCCTCCGGTGCTGCCATCCGACCACTTGTAGTTGGAGGTCGGCGTAAAGGTAGCGCTGTAAGTGCCTGCGTTGGTAGCGGCCGTCACGGAAACGGTCATCTTTGCCGAGTCATAGGCGGTATTCCACGAAGGAGTCTTCGGGTTGCCGTCATAGACAAGCGTGCCGCTCTGGGCGGGGACCGCCGCGATGGCAGCTCTGCCGATGGTCCACTTGATGGTCTTTGCCGCGGTCGTACCGTCCGTCCACATACCCTTCTTCAAGGTAAAGGTCGCCATGTACTCGCCGGCATTCGTCTTGGCAGATACGCTCACAGAGGAGTTCTCATTGTCGAAATTCTGCCACTTCGGCGTCTGAGCGCTGCCATTGTAGGTCAGCGTACCGCTCTGCGAAGGAATGGAAACGAGCACCGAGATGATCGTCCACTTCACTTCCTTGGCGCCTGTGCTGCCATCGGACCACTTGTAGTTGGAAGTCGGCGTAAAGGTCGCCGTGTACTCACCGGCAGCCGTACCGGAGGTATCGCCGCCAATGGTCATCTTGTTGGCGTCATAGCCGTTCCAGCTCGGTGTCTTGCTCGTGCCGTCAGCAACAAGCGTTCCCGTCTGCGTCGGCAAAGCCGAGATGACAGCGCGGTCGATCGTCCACTTTACGCGGGCTTCATCCGTGCCGTCCGGGAACAGATAGCCGTAGGACAGCTTGAAGATTGCCGTGTAACTGCCTGCGTCAGAGGCGCTCGTAACGCCGGAGATCTCCATTTTGAGTGGATCGTAGCCGTTCCAGCTCGGCGTCTTATCCGAACCGTTGTAGGTCGGGATGTTCGTCTGCGTCGGAACGGCAATGGTCTTGCCCTGCACCGTAACGACAAGGTCTGCGCTCTTCGTCACACCTTCGTATGTGAATTCAAGCTTCATGACCTGACGCCCAAGTGTAGAGAAGTTCGTCGTTGGATAGGTGTAATCCAGTACATCCGCCGTGCCCCCGTCCGAGAATGTCGCGGTCACGACCATGCCCGTCGGATCAAGGCTCTCCTGATACTGGTAGACCGTCTTGGCTGGCTGCGTGGTGATGGCGATGCTGACAAGCACCTTTTTCACCGTCACGGCAACCGTCGCGGTCTTCGTGATGCGACCCTCGGTGTAGGTGATGACAACTTCGCTCACCCCGTCCGTAAGAACGGAGGGGGTGACGGTGTAACCCGTCACATTTGCCATCAGACCTTCGCCGTAGTTTGCCACAACGACCATGCCGGTGGGGTCGAAAGTTTCACCGGACTTATAGACCGTCTTGTTGGGCGTGGTGGCGATAGTCAGACTTTCCATCTTCGGAGAGCCGCTGCCACCGCCGCCGGAAAGGTTGAATACCTTGCCAACATTACTCATCTGTTCCGACCTCCAGTCGAATGATAAAGACGGACAAGTCAACGGTCGGCGTCGTATCGCACCGGAAAGTCATCTGCCCGCTCGTAGTTACATTGCCTGCGCTCACGCCATAACTGTCGTACACATTACGGGTACCGGCGTCTGCGCCTACAAGATAAATATAGTTGCTGTCAGCTAAGAGGGAAGCATGTGCAACAGTCTGCGCTCCGCCGCTCCAATTCGCGGCCGGCAGAGTAACAGAGATGCCGATATGCTGGAGATCCTCCAGTCCGGCGGCAACAAGCTCCGCCAATTCAGCTACCTGCTTGGCGGAATCCTTCTTCACCGCAAGTGCCAGCTTTTTGAGCTGGTCAAATGTGGAAAGCTTATGCTCTGCCATGTGTTGTTACCTTCCTTTCAAAAGGTGGAACGGGGGATAGGAAGCCCCATCCCCCGCTCGCATATGCTGGATCAGACGGTAGCCTGAGCGCCGAAGACTTCGGTCAGCATGGCGTCGACTTCCTCGTCGGTAGCCATCACGATGTCGGTCTTCTTGACAAAGGTTTCGTCAACCTGGGTCTTGGTGTAGTAAGACTCCAGGGCGGTGTTGATCGCGGCAGTCACCTCGGTCGTCTTGGCGTAATCGCCGATGCTCAGAGCATTGATCGCCTCGGTGATGTAGGCGACAACGGTGGTAGAGGTCGCACCCTCGGGCAGCGTGCCGACAAGAGTCTTCAGGTCGGCGATAGCGGTCTTGTTCTCGCTGATGCCGCCGGCCATCTTGGTCGCCTCAGGGCCGTGCTTGGCAACCCAGTCGATCAGCTCCTTGTAGCTGTTGACCACATTGTCGTCGGTCACATCGGTGGCGAACTTGTTGATGGCAGCGTCGATCATCTTGCTGATGGAGCCTTCGCCGTTGCCGGTCAGGGTATCCAGGTCAGCCTGCTTCGCCTTGGCGTCGATGATGGCCTTCAGAGCGGCAGCCAGATCGCTCTCAGCGACCTCGGACTTGTAGGCCAGAGCCGCCAGACCGTGAACGGGAATATCAACGCCGTTGGCGGAGATGGTGCCGTTGGTCTTGCCCTCAGCGATGAGAATGTCGGCGATCTTATCGGTCAGGGCCAGCAGAGTGCCATTGACCTTGATGCCTTCCAGCTTGTTAGGCTCGCCGCCGGCAGTCACCAGGTCATTGACCTTAGTGGTCAGGCCGGTAACCTTAGCGTCGACAAGGCCGATCTCGCTCTTTGTGCGCAGCGCCAGTTTCTTGAGCTGTTCAATAGTAGTGTGCTTGGTAGTAGACATATTGCATGTCCCACTTAAATATATTTGTTCACGGCTGTTCGCCGAAAACATCATTGAGTAGGTCATCCACTTCTTTGTCAGAAGCGGTGTTGTCGGATGTGCTTCCGCCCGGGTCGTTCGAAGCAAAGGCGTCGTTCAGCATATCGTCCACCTCTTTATCCGAGGCCGTTCCGGAAATGCTCCTCTGAATCTCAACGATCACCTCGGTCAGCGTCTTGTTGCCAAAACCCGCCGTCGATGGGTCACCGATGATTCCCATGATCTGCTTGTAGGCTTCATCGCCCATCGGGTCTCCGGAGCCGCCTGTGCCAATGCTGATATTGGCCGGGAAGAGGATCTTGCTGGTCACATGCCAGCCCGTCGACTTCCGTTCCTCGCCCTTGATGCCATAAACGGCGATCTTCAGCGGGATACCGCCTTTCTTCAGGCATTCGCCCGGAATGTCGCACTTGTCTTCGCTCAGCACCACAGCCATGCTGACGCCGCCTGCCTCAAAGAGCGCAGTCTTTGCGAACCCGTCCCAATCCTTGCTGAAGGCGAATTCGACCGGATAAGGCGTCGCTGCGTTCTGGATCAGTGTAGTGTCCTCCACCAGCGTGGTGAAGCAGCTTTTGATCGCGATTTTCAAATCATTCGCCTCCTTCTTCGGCATTGACCGACAGTTCAAGACGCACGATGTTCACCGTGATGTCTTTGATCGGGTCGGTATCGTTCACAAATGTGATGAAGCCTGTCGTGGAGATGTCTTTCGGACGCACATTGCATTCGAGGTATTCTTCACGGCTGGCTTCATATGCATCAATGAGGTATTTGTACTTGGCAGCGGCCACAAGGCGGCTCTCCGCCACAGTGATGGAACCGTTCGACCATCCGGAGGCCGGCAGCACCAGATCGAAATGGATGCCGAGCACATCGCCCGTACCCGTTCCGTTCAGGCCGTTGTAGACGGCGATGTTGTACTTGCTTCCGTCTGTCATCGTAACGGTGTAAATATCAGTCGAGCCTGGCGTATGATTGCCCTGCGTCAACTGAATGCTCTGAATACCGTTGCCGGTCGGGCCGGTCAGCTCGCAACTGATGTTGGTGTTCACATAGGTGCCCTTCTCAGCGTCCCAGATCCACCAGGTACCGTTCTCCGGCTTAGGCGGCTTTCCGCTGTACTGCTGTGCGGTCGCGGCGCTCTCTGCGGCAGACTCCTTGTAAGTCTTGGCGTTTGCCTCAGAGTTCTCGGCGGACTCCCGCGCGTTCTCGGCGGCCGTTTTAGCGGTCTGCGCCTTGTCACGGGCATCCACAGCAGCCGTTTTAGCGGCTTCGGCGTCCGTCTTCGATGCAGCAGCGGCATATTCAGATGCTTTTGCTCCATTTTGACTGTTCACCGCCGCGTCTCTTGCAGCTTCCGCAGCAGCACGAGCCTCTTCCGCTGCGTTGCGGTCAGCAGTAGCCTGTGCGCCCAGTGTCTCAGCCTCTGAGCGGATAGTTCTCACGCGCTCCTCGGCGGCCTTGACCTCTCCCTCGGCAAGCATCGCCGCTGTCTTGGCGTCCGTGGCCTCCTGTGCCTTCTGCTTGGCGATCTCTTCCGAGTTCTTCGCCTCTGTCTCAGATGCCTTAGCACCGGCGGCAGCTTCTTTCGCGTCTGCGGCCTGCTTGTTGACATTTTCCTCAGAGGTCTTGATGCTTCCCTCGGAGAGTGCAGCCGCCGCAGCGGATTCGGAGGCGCTTGTCGCCTTTTTGTCGGCATCTTCGGCGGACTTCTTGGCAGCCGCGGCATTTGCCTGTGCGGAATCCTTGGCGGTGGAGGCAAACTCCATCGCGCTGCTGGACTCCGTGTTCATCGCCGACAGAGCATCATGGATGGAGCCGCGAACCTCTTCGCCATAAATGGCACTGAGGATTTTTTTCAGAAAGCTGCTGATATCAGCCATCTAAATCACTCCTTCCTTAGTCCTCCAGCATCCAGTCGAGCAGCAGGATCTCCTCGCCGCTCAGACAGCCGATCGTATCTTCATACTTAGCGGTCATCAGCTCGACCTCATGCTCCATCTCGTTGAACGGAGCAAGCTCGTCGCAGAAGGCCTTAAAATTAGGAGAGCCCACCTTGATGGAAATGGTTCCGGTCTCGTTGCCACTTTCATCCTTGTCGGGCTCTCCGTATTTGTTGATGAGGTCGTGTTTGAATGCTTCATACTCGGTCAAAGCAGTAGAAAGCATCCGGAAGTTCCTCGCGGCGATATAGCCGATCTTGTTGCGGAGCTGAAGAAGCGGCCGCAGGTTCTGGACCATCACGACCATTTCTGAATTTTTAAGCTGTTTCTTCAACATTATCCCTCCTTTTGCTGAAGCAGTTCTTCGACCATTTGATAGAGTTTCTGGATCATGTGCGTATTGAGCGCAATAAGCTCGCCGTATCGGATGCTGTAACGGTAGTCCGTGATGCCATCCGAAAGGATCTCTTTGACAGGATCTTTGACAAGTGCCGCAAGTTGATCTGACGTCAGTCCGGTGTCAAGCATTGCCTGTTCTACATCCTGGGCGATAAAGCCGAAATGTTTCCGCCCGGAAGTACCTTTGTTGTACTTGAAGGTGGACGGCTTCAATGCCAGGAAGAACGCCTCGTAAGAGGCAAGATCATAGTCGATGCTGTTCTTGATCCTTAAGTCGGAACCGTAACTTGGCTCTTCACTCATGGTGATGCCGCCGGAAACGACAAGGTCTGCTCCGGTTCCGGAGATACGGGCGCCGGCATTGGTAACAATAATATAAGGCTCCCAACCAGGACCGTTAGAACCATACATCATCGCACCGTAGGTCGTATGCTGACCGTCAGAGCCATGCCCTTTGCAGAATCCACCATAATCACACGACAGGTCGATATAATCGGCATTGATGGTGCCAGAACGAATATAATCGGCATTGATGTAAAGCCGTCCGCTGTACGAGTCGCTGAAAATACCGAACTTCGTACCACCGGATGTGAGTACATCAAACACATTCTGGTCTGTGCACCGATCCTGATAGGCTTTATTTGCTCTCGACCATGCAGCAGAAGCCTCATCATAAGCGTCGTCTGCTGCGCTCTTTGCAGTGGCCGCGTTTGCATTCGCCGTGCTTGCCAGCGAGTAGGCGGGATTGGAGGTGAGGTTCTGGTTCGTCACGGACGCCCAGTTGATCGTGCTTCCGGCGGACAGAGTCACCTTACCGTCTATGGTAACGGAACCGCTGGAATCAACAGCAAAGGTCGTGCGGACACCGTTGGTAACGGTAAGCCCGTAGACGCTCAGGTATTTGGACTTGAATCGCTCATCGTCCATCATGCTGTTGCCCGCTCGGTCAAGGAAGTCAGAGGCCTGAACCACGCCCTTAAAGTTTCCGTCCACACCGACCAGCGTACCGCTGAAGGTTCCTTTCGCCGCAGCCAGAGTACCCGCAAAGGTGCCTCTGCGTGCGGTCAGGTTGCCTTCTTCGTCAACGGTGAAGTTTCCGTCTCCAATGTCGATGGAACCTTTCTTCATCGTCAGCTTGCCGCTCTCGAAGTCAAGCGAGAAGTTTCCGCCATAATCTTTCAGCGTACCGGCACGGATCACATCGGCATTGAGAACACCGGTCGTGATATAGTCTGCCACAATAGAACCATCCATTGTGATGGCAAGCCCAAAGGTCTTTCCATAATCCTTTGAGTAGCCAAGACCGTTCATGTTCCATTTCCAGAGCTTGTCGGCTTTGGTATAGTCGCGGATGTTGGAAATATAAAGCGTGTCAGAACCGTATTCGTCCCGTGTGATCGTGATGTAGCCGGTCGTGGCCGCTGTCATGATCTGCGTGGCGTTTTCTTTTGCCTCTTTCAGGATATTGTGTGCCTTGGGGAGACCCTCGATTTTCTCAAGGATAGCGGCGCTAATCTGGTTGTTCACACTGGTAAGGCTTGTCTGCACCGTGTCGCCAAGCGTAAACTTGGTATTCTCCGGGCTGTCCAGAGGGATCTCCAGCTTCGTGACAGGAAATACACGGTCAAGCCCATGCGGCCGCGAGATCACGCGGATCTCGTCCAAAAGCTTAACGGCTTCCACATTCGCGTTTAGATAGTGGAGATCAAGAGCACTCACTTCCAGTTCCATGTTGTCGAACTGCAAGTCGGCAAGATATTCCTTCGCCTTTTCCAGCAGTGCTTCAGGATCAGAAACGCTGTCCCATGTCACTGTTTTCTCGATCCAGCCATAGGTTTTCACAGCCTCGGAGGACTGGACATAAAGGCTGCCCTCATTCACGCTCTCAACGGTCAGATAGGCGTCCAGCGCCTCGATCTCGCTCTTGTCAAGCCTGTTGCCAAGCGGAACGATGACCGTTGCGAACTCCGTCATATCCCATCCCTTGGTGTGTTCGATGAGGTTGGAGCCGAACTGGATCGTCTGGCTGCAAGTGTCGGGGTAATCCGCCAAATAGTCGAGATAGCGGATGCCGTCTTCCTTACGAACCCGCAGATGACCGCCGTACTGCGCCACCAACGCATTCAAGATCGTGATGGTCTTTTCATAGTTGGTGTAATAAGTCGGAAAATCTTCATCCACCACAGTAACAATGCCGATGGTGAACTTCCGGTTGTCTCCGACCTTTGCGTTGTGAATGGCGATCATCGCCTCAAGGTACTCACGAATCGTCCCTCCGGCGTACTCCGCAGGCGGCTGTGTGCTGTCGTTGAAGAATGCAAGCTCGCCCTCGCAAGTAAGCACCCGGTTTCGGTAAAAGTCCTCGTTTTCAGAGAGGACGCGCCCCGCCCAGATCTCTTTTCCGTCCTTGTGGACGGCGATGTCAGTCACCATACGAATGATGGTGCTGTATCCGAGATTGGAGGGCGGAACCGTCATCACGAAGGAACCGGCCGCATTGTCTTCCAGCGTCAGCTTGGGGCTTGCAAGCTTCATGTTGTCCAACGCGAAGGCATCATTGTAGATGCAGACGCCATCGGCATAAACAGAATACATCGCTTACAACCTCCCTTGTCTGAAATCAACGGACACGGTCCCCGTTCCCTCATCGACCCAAAGATAAATCGTTCCGCCGTAGTCGCCAAACAGAATAAACTCAGGGATCTGAATGGTTCCCTCCGGCAAAAGCTTCGTCAGGTCGATGCTGAGCTGACGGTTGACAAATCGGACATGAACGCCGCGTCCCTCACTGCTTTGCACAATGAATCTGGGGCAGACCGGAGCCCGTCCGTACATCACCGCGTCCAGCTCGATCTCTTTCATCTCTGTCGTCACCGCAATGTTGCGGAACAAAGCTGCCTGAATGACTCCATTTTGAAAGTTGAACGGGTCCCATAGCCAGTTGTCGATGGAGGAAAGGTTTTTCCACTTGTACGGGCCGACATCGTAGTCGATGACGAGCCGCGACCAGTCCTTTTCCGACTTCCAGGCGTTCACTGTGAAACGCCCTTCGTAGAAATATTCAGGATCGTCCTCAAGGATCGCCCGCATAGTCTGTCCGTGCAGATAGTCCATGATATCGGAGTAGGCCATGTGCCACGGCTTAAAGTCATTCATGACGATAAACTCGATAGACCCTGTCCGGTTCTGATACACCGGATACCCGGTGAGGGCTTGCGACAGATCAATGACGCCGTCCCCACCGGGAATGTCCAGAGTCTTTACCTTTTGCGCAGGTGGATTGAATAGCGGACGGGAAGCGGGGACAAGCCGCCAATCGTCCCATGTGTTCTTATCCCCAAATGTGATCGAATGGTACAACTTAAATCCCCCTTCCTCTTTGTGTAGACCGCTGTCCGAGTGCCACATCCATCGGTTCAGCAAGTTCGCCGACGAGCGCACCGGTGTTCAGCACAACACGCAGCTTCTCCATGCGTTCCAGCATCGAAGCCATCTCACCTCGAAGCGTGCGGAGTTCAGCCACAACATCGTCATTATCGACAGAAATGGTTGTCTGGCTACTTCCGCCGCGCTGTGCTTCAAATGCAACGGCAGCCTGCCCGACAAGGCCGACCGTTCGCTGCGAATAGAATAGGTTGTTCAAGGCGTCTGCTCCGGCCGATACGGCGGAGAGATCCAGAACAGGACGGATCACCGGCTCCATATCGAACCCGCCGCTCACAATGTCGGCAATGGTCTGGAGCACACCGGAAAGACCGCCCTCGGCCGACTCCGCCATCTCAGAACCGGCCGCATAAGATCGGTCAACATAGTCCTGAAGACCTTTCACGAAACCAAGACCGGTGTAGTTACCGATCTCACGGAACACCCTCGATGGAGAGTTGATGTCCAGTGTCGACTTCGCCGCCTGTACTCCTGCAAGAGCCAGTTGCGTGATCTCGTCAACAAAGCTGGACTTCTCAGACTGAACGCCTTCAGTAAGCCCATTGACGATCTGCTTGCCGGTCTCATCCCAACCAGCTTCCGTCAGAACCTTCTGCGCCGTGTCGGCCATCTCCTGAAGCTCATCCTCAGTATTGTTCTTGATAAGACCAACCTTTTCCTCAAAGCTTCTGCGGAGCTGTTCCAACTGAGCGTTGGCGTCTTCCGTGACCTGGTTCATCTTCTCCTGCCAGAGAGCACGATACTCGGTAAGTTCCTGATCGGCCTCCTCACGGAGTTTTGCAATATTCTGCTGGGTCTCTTCACGCAGCCCCTCTAATTCGCCGACCGCCTGCTCGCGAGCCATTGCGTGCTTTACCTTCCAGAGGTCAGCATACTTCTCAAGCTCGGAGTCGCTCATGTCGTTCAGCGCCTTGATCTGGGCGATCGCGTCAGGACCCATATCCTGAAGTTCCTCGATAAGATCACTGTCAAGTCCTCTGCCGGCAAGAGACTCTAAAATATCCTGCCATTCGCCAAATTCCTTGACCTGACCCTCAAGATTCTTCATCAGGGTGTCGCCGCTGACCTCATCACGCTCCTTCACAGCGTCAAAGAGGCCATAGGACTTATAGAGGGAATCCTCGCGGGATTTCAGAGCATTCTCGTACTTGTCGTTCTCAGCCCGAATATCGCTCGCCAGTTGCGCGTTGATCGACTTTACCTTATCGGCGTACTCTTCCTCCAGGTCGAGCCGCTTCTGGTTCGCATCGCTCTGCACAGACTGCACATCAGAGATATACTGTTTCTGCGCGTCGCTGATCTCTTTCTCCAACTGGTAAACTTGCAGGTCGAGCTTCTTCCGCAGCTCTGTCCCCTTGGCATATCGGCTCTGAACACGCTTATAGGCAGCCAGTTCCTCCGCAAGGGTCAGCTTGTTATACGATTTCTGCTCTTCGATCCAGTTCATCGAATACTGATAAGTGGCCGTAACCAACTCATTTTGAACACGATAGACCTCGCGGTCGATCTGCTTTCGTTCCTCACTGCCCTCGCGGTATTTCTTCTGGAGCGTTTCCCATCCGGCAAGCTCCTCTTTCAAGCTGAGCTCGCTGTAATATTTCCGCTCTTCCGCCCAATCCTTAAAGGAGTCGAGTCCCTTCTGCGCGACCTTGATGGCTTCATCGCTCATCTTTGCCGCAGCCGAAGAAACCGGAACGATAGCATTGTTGATACCGATGGTCATACCCTCGCCAATGTTTTTACCAAGCTCGATAAACTCGCGGGAGGGAGAATGGCTGTCCAGCGCCTTCTTTGCCGCATTCAACGCCGCAAGACCCAAATCACGGCCCGCCTGAGAGGCGCCGCTCAGCTTCGAGCGGATGCCGTTGATAAAGCCCTGCGAAACATTCCTGCCGGCTTCATTGAACTGATCCTTGTAGTTGTTCACTTCTGCCACAACGACCAGCATGACAGACTGCATCGCCGTCCGCACGGAAGCACCGTTGCTGCGGATCGTGGTGCTGAAGCCGACCATCATCTGCACGACCGCGGTATTCATGCTCGCGGTATGTGCTTTCACGGTCGCGGCCATCGCAAGCATCAGCTCAGCCATCGCCACATTAACGATCGTCTGGTTCTGCCGGATGGTCGTGCCTGCGGAATTGAGCATATAGATAACCGCCGTGCTCACGGTAGCTCCACTGTTATAGAAGGCGTCGGTAAAGTTTTGGATACTTGTGTTTGCCAGCAGAACCAGCGCATTCGTAAAGTTCACAAATGCATACTGATCCATATTCTTCACCGTATCGGCAAGCGCCACCAGCTTCTCGACCTGTGTGATCGCGCCGGAGAGCTTGCTCATGTTGATACCCTCGATAGAGGCGGAGTAAGCCGCAAGACCATTGCCGAAGAGAACGAGCTGGTCGCCGAAGTCGGCAATGCTGTTGTCTCCGGTGAAGAAACTCACAAGCCCGCCGCAGTTCGGAATGGTATTGGAGAGTTCCACGAGCGCCTTACCGGCAGAAGCGGAATTGCTGACGGCACCGACATCCATTCCTTTGACAGCGAGAGAGTAGTCCTTCATGGCCTTTCCGAACGGAACCAACTGCTCTCCAAACTTGTCCATGTCATTCTCACCGGCAAAGAAGCCGACTACACCGCCGCTGTTCGGCAGCGTTGTGGCCATCTCTGCAAGTGCCTTACCGGCAGTCGCCGCTTTGGAAACAAGGTCGGCGTCCATCCCGCTGATTGCATTGCTGAACTCCGTCATGCTTTCTCCGAACGGAACGAGCTCATCAGCAAAATCCGAAAGAGAAGAACCACCCGTGAACCAGGACGCAATACCCTGCACAAGCTCGGCCTTCGTCAGCAGCAATATCGCGTCTGTCAATGCCTGCACACCGCTGAACATTGCCGGAGAGATACTGCTTGCGCCGTCGATAAACGGCTGAACATTTGTCATAAACGCTGCAAGATCACTGCCGATCTGCGGGAACTGACTGGAGATACCACTCATGAATCCGCCGACAATGCCGCCGACAAATCCACCGATTGCCGTACCGATCTGCTCCAGCAGCTTACCGCCCTCACCGATCAGCCAGGAAAGGCCGGGGATCTGTGCAAGGGCACCGACAGCAGCAAGAACGATCGCCAGCTCAGCGATAAGAGCACCCATGCCGAGCACACCTATCATAGCGCTTGGGATCAATGCGGCTACCGCACCCAATGCGACCATAATGCCGGACAGCAGACCGATGCCGGCGATGGTTTTCACCAATACACTTGTATCAAGTCCTGCCAGAGCATCAATGATGCCGGAGAAGAATGCCGCGATCACATTGACTGCCGCCTGAATGAGTTCGGGCAGCCGCTCTGCAATGCCGTTCAGCAGGTTGATCAGGAACAGCATAATAGAGTCAACGATTTCCGGAGTATAGTTTGCAAGAGAAGCGAGCACTCCAGACAGCAGTGCCAATGCACCGTCAGCGATTGCGGGGACGCACTCGACAAGTACATCCACCAGCGTAAGAACGACGGCCTTAACGGCTTCTCCAATAGCGGGAGCCCCCTGAGCGATAACGCCGCAGAACGCTATGATAGCCTCACCGAGCTTTTCGGCAATGGCAGGGATCAACGCGGCAATCCCTGTGATGATCGTGCTGAGTCCTGCCACAATAACGGTCACACCTGCGCCAAGAGAAGTAGCCAAGGCGGTAATGCCAACTGCAATAGCCGACAGTCCGGCACCGGCAGCGAGAAGACCTGCTCCAATAGTTGCGGTACCGACACCGATCAGCGCAAATGCTCCGGCAAGTGCCAAAATCGTCGGAACAAGAGGAGTCAGCACAAGACCGGCCACACCGATTACGGTGAATGCACCGGCAATCGTCACAAGCCCCTTGGCAATGCTCTCCCAACTCATTGAGCCAAGAGCCAGCAGCACCGGAGTCAGAATAGCCAATGCGCCAGCCGCTACCAGCATGGCGGCAGAGCCAGGCAAAGTACCGTTCATCACATTCAGACCGAGGGCAAGCTCTGCAAGAGCGCCGCCCATTGTAACGAGCCCCTTTGCGATCTCTTCCCAGGTCATACCGCCCATCTTTCCAAGGGCATTTGCCACGATCTCAAGTGCTGCACCAACAGCGATCAGACCAATGCCAACACTTATCGTGTTCTTAGGCATCACCTTCATAGCGATAGCCACTTCGGCCAATGCGCCGCCCATAGCGACAAGTCCCTTGGCGATCTGATTCCAGTCAAGGTTTCCGAAGTCACCCATCGCGGAAGCAAAGATCTTCATAGCAGCGCCAATCCCGATCATCGCGATCCCGGTGGATACCAGACCCTTTGCATCGCCGGTCAACTTGGTAAAGACCGTGATCTCCGCCAGAAGAACACCAATGGAGCCAAGCCCCTTCACAAGCTGTCCGAAATCGAGACTACCGAGATCCTTACAGGCTGATGCCAGGATTTTGATTGCCGAGGCAAGAATGACGATTCCCGCCGCTGTTGTCAAAGACTTTCCACTGAATTTTGCGGTGTTCATAAAGAGCGAGACTTCCGCCAGCAGCACACCGACACCGGTCAGCCCTTTTACAAGCCCATTCCATTCAAGCGTTGCAAGGTCTGTGCAGACCGATGCAAGGATCTTGATGGAAGCCGCAAAGAGAACCATCTGTGTCGCGCCCTTCATCGAAGAACCGCCGCTCATGTTAAGCAGCTTCACCGCACCGACCATCGCCGCCATCAAGGCCGTCACACCGGCAACACCTTTTGCAAGCTGTCCGCCATCCAAGTCACCGATCTTCTTTAGAGCTGATGCAAGGATCAGGATAGATGTAGACATGGCGAGCATCACTGTCGAACTCTTCACCGCACCTTTAACATCTCCGCTGATTTTGGTAAAGACCGACATGGATGCCATCAATTCGGCAAAGAGAACCGTAATAGCTCCCAGTGACGCAGATAACTTCTCACTATCAATAAGAGAAATCGCGACGATAGATGCTGCCAGAATTGCAATAGCACTTGCTATTTTCAGCAAAGTTCCGGCTTTTAACTGCGTCTGATACGCCTCAAAGCATCCACGAACCCCATCCAGAATCCCCTTCACATTGTCAAGAAGACCTCCGACTTCATCAAAGGGCTTCGTCAAACTATTAGTGAATTTGGTTATGGCAATCGCAATACCGCCGATAGAAATTCCATTCAGCAGGTCGATGATTCCGCTAAAATCAGCGTTACTCACCGCAGTTACGATCTTATTGATGCCGTTGCCGAGCGCATCGAAAATACCCCCGCCAATTTTCTTAGCGGCAATGGATAGTGCTTGGATCAATGCGGCAAATTTCGACACATCGGTATTTCCGCCAATCTTAGAAAACGCATCGGAGATGCCATCTTTCAGACCGACAATAGCGTCTTTGACCTGACCGGCACGCTCTTTCAGCTTCTCCAGGATCGTGTGCAGGAGTTCCAGTCCAGGAACCTGAATATTCTCTTCGGCAGTACCAAAGAGTTCTTTCATAGATTCCTTCGCTTCGTCAAGCGTCGGCAGACCGAGGTATTCACGAACAGACTCGGCAAAATTCTTGATGGCCGTAACAGCACCGCTCACAAAATCAGAGATTTCCTCAATGCCTTTGCCAAAGGCGTCGTTCTTCTTGATCGCTTCGTCAAGCTTGACGAGCCATTCTCCGATAGAGCCGGTCACACCGAGAACACCGCCGCCTAAGCCGGTTACTTTCCCAAGAAGAGAACCGACCGGACCCAGAATTGCACCGATTGCCCGCTTGCAAATATCAAGAATGGCGAACAGACCCTTGAAGGTGTTCTTCAGATTTTCGGAAGCAGTGTCACTAAGCGTCAGCTTTTCTGTGAACTTCAGCAGTCCTTCCGTCAGATTATGAAGCTGTTCCGCAGTAGTTGGCGGAAAAATATCACGAAAGGCTTCTGTGATCGGCTTGATAACTGTCCCGATTCCCTTGAGCATATTCTTGAGAGACTCGATCAGCTCGGTTCTGCCGCCAAGGTCTTTCCATCCCTGAAGTACCGAATTACGAGCATCAGACTGTGTATCAATAAATCCGCCGATCGCCTGACTAAGACCAGTCCACAATTCCTTGGCTTCCTCAAAGTCACCAAAGAGGATTTCCCAGGTATTCGCCCAGCCGGAGCCCGCAGCTTCCTTTAAGGTGTCAATCAACTGTGAGAATGTCTTAACATCCTGCGCAGCAGCGAATGCCTTCTTGCCGATGTCGGTCGTTTCATCGGCATAATTACGAAGTGTGCCAACAAGAGCTTCCGTCGTCATCCACTGATCCTGCAAAGAATCGTTAAAGTTATGTGTGGCGTCGATGACATTTCCCTTGACGGTCTTATACATTCCGTCTGCGGTTTTCGTCAAAGTTCCGCACGCAACAGCCGACTCCAAAAGCTGCGTCTTGAATTCCACTGTTGCCATGTTCGCGTTTTCAATGGATTTCCAGTCGATCAGCTTGACATATCCTGCGGACAGGGCCTGCGCAAAGTTATACATCGCACGGGAAGCCTCGTTTGCATTTGCACCGGATACGGCAGCCACATTCGACACGCCCTGGATAGCCATAACAGCATCTTCAAGGCCGACGCCGGCATTCGTGAACTTACCGATATTGGAGGTCATATCCTGGAAAGAGTAAATTGTCTTATCGGAATAGGTGTTCAGCTCCTGAAGATACTTGTTGACCTCCTCCAGCGATGCGCCGGTGCTCATCATGATCGTCTGAATAGAGCCCATCTTAAGCTCGTATTCGTCAAAGCCTTGTTTGACAGGCTCCAATGTAAACGATTCGATCATCCGTTTTCCGGTATTGATGACCGAGTTGGTAATGTTTGAAAGGGCGGTCACCGCCATGACTTCGAGCGCCGAGAATTTCATCCGAACAGTCTCGACGGAATTGCTAAGGGTCGAAAGGTCGCACTTTTTAGCTGCGTCGCCAAGGCCCTTCAGACCTTTAGCCGCACCGTCCAGATCCAAACCCTCTTTGAGTTTGTCGAGCGTGGACAAACTTGTCTTCACACCCGCCTCGAATTGACGGTTGTCGAATCGCATTTCAACAACTCTCTCGTCGATCGTTGTGCTCATGTCTTCGTGACCTCCTTCCATGCGTCATTTGCGATTTGATCAAAAATAGGCCGGATAGCAGGATTGATGTAATCACGTCCCGCTACCCAGCCGCCGGTTCCAGTTCCATGTCCATACTGCAAAATGATGGCGATTGGAACTCCATTTTGAATATTTGAATTGTGAAACGAGATACTCACAAAACCCTTCTTGTTCGTGATCTCGTAATACCACGATTGGGCCGTTTCTCCAGAGTCAACAGGCGTTGCAGACGCAAGAGCGGCCACTCCGACTCGGCCATACTGATCGAGGTCTCCGAGATGCACCGTTTCTTTGGCTCTCTCCAAAAACCTCGTCAGCTTGGAGAAGTCGCCCTTTTGTCTGAACGTGATCATGTTTTCCTCCAAATTGCACTTGTTTACTTCTTCAAATATTGAGAACTGCAAAATCCGGTGTATGTGACACCCTTGTAAGTGACCTGAACATAAAGCCACTTTATATTGCCGACAAGCGTGTAGTACCCATAGTTTGCAACTTTTGTACCTTTGGGAAGTACGGTGAGACTGGCCTTACCGGTTCCTGCACCATTACGGATATGCAGCCCAACATTTGCCGTGACAACATAAGTACCGGCCAAAGTCTTATTGAAAGATCTTGCTGCCTCGGTTGCCTTTTTAGCACTTGCGGGCTTGCTTGCCGAGCCGTTACTCGGCGGTGTTGTTGTGTTGGAACCTGTCGAACCAGCTTTGGCAGCATACTTGGGGAGGCAATAGCCTCGAATGTATTTGCCATTCACCCGCAAGGTTCTGTACCCAACGGCATCACTCATATTTCCTTCGATGACCTTGATGGAATTTCCGGAAACACTTGCCACAATACCGACATGATCAGCGGCACCGGTATTATCACCAACGCCGTTATCTTGCCAGTCGTACATAACAACATCGCCCGGAGAGGGAACATAGGCATCATTCTCTTCCCAACGACCGATCTTCTTATAAAGATTGATCATTGCTCCGCATCTGCATTCGGTCGGCGCGATCTCTGTCAAGCCGGCCTCAATAAACACAGCGCTCACAAAAGTTGCGCACCAGGCGTCTGTGTATTTCACGGGGTATCCTCGTGCAAGCAGTTTGTGACTGTTATAGAGGTCGATGATTTTTCTATGCGAGCCATTGCTTTCCTTGCATCCGAGATACTTCTCTGCGATCGAGACTACTTTGGCTCTCAGTTCTTTTTCTGTCATGGTATTACCCCCTTGTATTCCACTGCTTCCGTCGAGCAGCGTTCAGCGCTTTATACTGCGCGGCAACCTCCGCTCTCGAAAGCTTCTGAGGCGGCGACCCCTCCACATTACACACATTGATAAGGGTCAGCAGTCGGTTCAGATGCCATTTCTGGCACTCAAACGGGATGCCGTAGGAGATCATCCAATAATAAATGACCTCTGCCGTGACGATTTTACGGCTTCCACCCTTTTTCTTTACATTGGAGATGGTCGTGGCGGTCATCGGAGCGTCAATGTACTCCGTGACCGTCTTCAAATTTGATGGAGTGATCGCTTTATACACATTCGGGTCGACATTCTGTGTCAGTGTCATGCACCGGATGTAGTCGATCGTCTCTTCTATGGTCATCGCCTTGCGGGACAAGTAAGGCTTGTGCCATTTGGCTTCCCATTTTGAAAGAGAGACCAGCGAATGCTCCAACTGGAGCGTCTGCTCCTTGGTGTTGATAAAGTTTCCGACCCCGTCAAACAATTCGGTAGCCGGCACTGTGATCTTCAGCATCGCCGGTCCTCATTATCATCAGTTTTCAGGAATAGCGGGAGCTTCGGCACTCTGATCGGCCGGGGCTGCCTTTTCCGTCTTGGGAGGAACGATGCCGTTGACGAACTCGCTCGCAGCCTTAGCGTCGGTTGCCAGCTCCATGAACAGGTTGCTGTACGCCTCGGTCTGAGCGAAGGCATCGCGGACTTCCTGGTTCTTGATGAATCGACGGCCATCCGGAGACTTCTCACCGTAAGCGCGCAGAATGATGTCCTTGAAGGTCTCAATGATGACCTTGCCATTCTGCGCGGCAACGATGCGGTTGATCATTTCGACCAGGCCTCCCTCAACAGAGACCTCCAGTTCAGTCACCTCAGCCTGCGTCAGGTTGAAGTAAAAATCCTCCTTGCGAGTGGTACCGTTGTAGTCGGTATAAGCGATGGTTTTCTTAAGCATGATACTTTCTCCTTTCAAAAATTAAAGAAAGCGGAGCCCTCGGTGAAGAGAGCCCCGCTTTAGAAGTTCTTGTACCGTGGATTAGCCGGCAGCCTTCAGCAGCTCGATGACCTTCTCGGGCATCGGAAGCGTGGGTTCGGTGGCCTGGTCGCCATCGGTGCCGTACAGCATCTCCTCCAGCTTCGCGAGCTTGGCCTTGTCGGTCTTGGTGGAGTCGATGACCAGATGCGCGGTCGGCTTGAAATTGGGAACATCCACAGGCGTGGTGCTGATCTCCCAGCTCATGGTAGCAGCCTCGGGGCTGTCGTTCACGGTCTGGTTGTTCTTCTCAGAGGGAGAAGCCTGCGCACCGTACACCAGATGGAGCTTGTAGCCATAGTTCGTACCAACCGTATCGTTGCCGATCAGCGTGCGATAGCAGAAGCCGAACATCTTGCGATCCTGCTGGGCGATGGTGACACCCGGGGCGATCTCAGCGCAGCCGTTGCAGGCCTCGAACTCATCGGGATAGGTGTAAGCCTCGATGGTGGCGCCGAAATCCTCGGCACTCATCAGGTTCAGGTACTTGATGTTGTCCGCCCATACGGCATTAGGCTCGCCGCCGGAGGGGCTCTCGTTAACGGCGCTCAGGCCGTACCAGGGCACACCTTTGCCGTATGCATTGTCCTCGCCCATCGGGAACAGGACGCCGTGGTCGACGCCGGTCTCATACAGACGCTTGCCGACTTCATCCCATTTGATCTTCATAGCTGTTTCCTCCTTGTAAGGTTAGAAATATAGGTTGAACACGTCATGGTTCAGGTTTTCTTTGGTATAGTGGCGTTCATGGCTGCACATCGGAAGAAGCGCGATCTTGCTTGGAATCTCGCTGTCAGGATTTCTGTAAATCACAGTCACCTGATACCGGTCGTGAAGTGCATAAGGCTGATTGTCAGCAAAAGTAGGTTCAATACGGCTGCGCTCGTAAACGATGCAGTCATAAATCATTTCCTTGCTGGCGGGAGGCTGAAAGTACACACGGCACTTTTCACCTCGGTCGGGGCATCCAAGAATGTCAGATAGCGTCTTCTGAAGAAGCAGTCTCTCCATTGTAGACACCTCCGATCGTCAGGATCAGTCTTGGATAATGGACTTCAACATTGGAGATCTTCCAATTTGCCCCCATAAAGCCAACATACCGCATTCGGTGGAAATTCTGGTTGGCAAACGGATCGGCGACTATGCTGATCTCATTCGCAACATTGATGTCGTCATTGAGTGTTTCCGATGACTGAAGACGCCTGGTGTTACGGGTCAAGTCTCCGAAGTACATCCGCTCCGTGATCTTTTCCACATATACACCAGGCGCCGTTTCCACCGTTTCAGCATAGCCTACCGGTCCGTAAAATTTTGCCATTTTGAATTTTCTCCCTTAGATGCCGTCGTGACCAGCATCCTCGGTCTGGCCGGAAGAGGCCTTCACGGGCTCTTCCAGTGCGATGGCAGACCACAGTCTGGTCAGCGCGCCGGACAGACGAGTCTCAATCAGGTACTTCTCCTGGTTGAAGTCGATGTCGAACTGGTTGAAGCGGGTGATCTCGCCGCCCTTGGTAGAGCCGACGGTGTAGTCGCTCAGGTTGACGAAGATACCCAGCAGGTTATGCTTCTTGCCGGTCTTGTCGGTGCGGGCCAGACCCTCGAACTGCTCAGCAGTGTGCAGCTCATTGATGTTCAGCGCAGCAGCCAGATCAGCCTTGGAGTTGTAGATGCGGCGACCGTTGGTGTCGCGGGCCAGCAGCATCACATTCACCAGATGCGGCGTGCAGAAGAAGTCGGGAGTGCCGGTGCCCTTGAACTTCTCGCGGGAGTAAAGGGCAGCCGTGATGATCGCCTCGGCGTAGATGTAGTTCTCGCCGAAACGGGAAGCGGTGCCGGTACCCTGAAGCTCGTTGCGGGCAGCCTCGATGTCCACATCATAGTGGATGGTGTAGAGATCATCGTCATTCCAGATAGAACGGACATGCTCCTCAGAGATCTTGTGCTCATCCGCCTCATCGCGACCGTCACCGATCAGGATAGCGGTAGCGACCTCTTCCAGCAGAGTCTGACGCATCACACCGTACTGGTACTCGACCACATCGAAATCGGTGATGTCGATGATGTCATCGCGGTGCATGGAGTCAGTGATGTAGATGGTCTGCGGATCGGTGGTGCGCTTCATCAGCTTCATGTTGCCGGAAGGAACCTTCTTCTTTCCCTTCTGGTAACCATGCGCGCGGATATCATCGCCGCGGGCATCCATGTTGCGGGTACGGATACGGCTGATAGGGCTCTTGTGGACCTTGTTCATGACCACATTGACCCAGCCCTGGTCACGGGTGATGAGCTCAGGAGCGCCGGTACGCAGATCCTTATACTCGGGGAACATGGCCTCGATGTCGTCGATACCGTGCTTCAGAGTATCGTTATGCTGCTCGGCGTAGAGCTTCATAGCCCCCTGAAGAGTGCCGACGCTCTTGAGCTTGGCGCTGGCGATGATCTCGGTCTGAGCGGAATGGCTCAGGGTGGTCGCCTGATTGTCCTCAGGCTTCTCGAAAACATTGTGTTTCATAGTCTTGTCTCCTCCTTCGGATTTGTCAGAATGTTCAATGTGGCCGTCGTCCTTCTTCTCTTCGCCATCATCGTCGTCAGAATCGCTGTGGGCCATAGCATTGGCGAGCAGAGCAACCACAACGGTCTTCTGCTTTTCGGTCAGGCTGTTGATGACATCTTCAATGGTGTCGCCGTCTCCGGAGTCTTTCTTGTCGCCATCGGCGGACTTCTTGCCGTCATCGGCAGAGTCATCAGTTTTGCCTTCATCTGCATGAGCGAGCGTGATAGGTTCGTTGGCACAGAAGATGACTTCCTGCTCAGCGCCCTCTCCATGAGCAAGATCGACAAAGTCGATGAATGCTCCGGGATTTGCACCGGCAACCACAAGGCTCAGCTCCTTGATGTCACCATGCATCACATTTCCGCCCTGCTGCTTCAGGCCGTTGGCATAGATGGACAGGGAATCCACATCTCCATGCTGCACGATCAGCTTAGCAGCCTTACCGGCAGCAGTTTCGTTGAATGTGCAGTAAGCGTAAACGCCATCCTCGCGGTTTTCCAGCAGCGCATGGCCCAGAATATTGGTCGGGTCGTCATGCTGGTGATTCCATACGAGGGGGACGATCTTTCCGTCGCAATGCGCAAACGCATCACGGCGAATGGTGCGGCCATCACTGCACACAAGGTCGTTGCGCGTCGCCCAGCCGCTGAAGTCGTACTTAAGTTTCTTCTCCATTTTGATTGTTGTCCTCCTTCGGTGTTGATGCCGGCGTGCTTTCCGCCGGTGCGCTCAGATTGCTGTTGCGCAGCTCGTCCGCCTTTGGGTCGGAAGAAGGCTTCATGCCGATCTTCTGCCGGATCTCATTCGAGGTCATGACCTCGTTGCGGGTGAACTTGTCAGTCATCTCAGCGATCTTATCGACAGGCACCAGCTTGAAGGGATCTCGGAAGAACAGGATGGACTGCTTTTGCGACCGAGCAGTTTTGGTGAGGAATTTCCTCTTGATCTCATCAACAATGGCAGAGAGGATTGGCTCAACGATTCGAGTCAGGTAGTTCTGCATCGTCTTGTCGTCGGCAGAGCCATCCAGAATGCCCTGGGTCAAACCTAACTGGCTGTAAAGCATACTCGTCAGGTATTCGATCTGGGACATCAGGTTGTTCTCGACGGGGCGATTCAGTTGGACCACATGCTCAGTTCCGTCAGTGTATGCAACACCATATTTGGAGCTGGCTAACTGGTTCTCGATATCTTGTCGGCGCAATTCCGCCTGTTGACGACGTGCTTCTGTCTTGATGACATACGGCAACTGAATGATGAGGTTCAGCTTTCCGGAACTGTTCTGCTCGTCAATGGCGTCCAGCAGGTTCAACTTTCGGATAAGCCGCTGCATCGTAGAGTTCGGTTCATTCATGACAGCATAGAAAGGATTCTCCACAATGCCGACGGTACTCTTTGGGACAAGAATATCCTCTTTCTCACCGCGCTGGTCATTGTAGACGCGAACCTTTACATGCCGCGGGAACCATTCAAGAATCTTGCCGGTCCGCATCGTTTCGATGTCAATGCCGCCGGTTTTCTCAGGATCAAAGTTTGTATCGACAGGGATGATAGCAACGCAGCCCTCGTCCAGCATCGACATAACAATGTCCTGCATAAAGGCCCTTCCAGTCTGGTCAACATTGGCTTCTACCGTTAAACAGTTATTAAGCCCACTCTCGATGACCTCCTTGAATCGGTCGCTGCCATCCAGTCGCACATGCTGAACGGTCATAGATGAGACATCCAGCGCAATACGGTTATAGACCGAGGTAATGATCGAACGCTCATTTCCACGGCTGAAGAGTGGACGGTCGGGGCGATAACCGTAACTCGACCCAATCGACATCCGAGAAACATAAGAATCTCGGTTCATGAATGTATTCCATGCGTGCTTTAGCCGCGTGGCAACTGTCATTTCCATTCGGAACTCATCACCTCCTTCATGGCATAAAAAATTCCGCAGACCGTTCAAAGTCTGCGGAGCATGGTAAATGATTTAATTATCTAAACTGCTTGAAGATTTGCGTAGAAAGCTCTGTTTCAGTATAGACAAATAGAACTCTCGTTTCAATCTTCTTTCAGCTTGACTGGTATGCTTTGCTTCTGGGTGTCGCTTGAAGTAATCGGAAATAAACTCTTCCAAAAGCATATTTGTAGACTTAAATTTGATTGCGGACTTAAGCTGTTGTTTATCAAACCTTTGCTCTTTCATCATTAGGCCTCCAGAAATTTAGCTGTGCTTTACCCATCGCCGAAGAAGATCGAGATTTAGGTCCTTATCATCAAGTCGGCATGATGTAGCGGTACTAAGTCCGTCGAACATGTTGGCAATTTCAGAAAACTTATCGGGCGTCTCATATACCTTATGGGTCTGGAAATCAAAAATAACAGGCTTGTTATTGATGACTTCCCAAGCAAGACTATGACCGCCATTATGCCCCTTCCACGTTACGGATAACTCGCCTCTTGCAGAATTAGGCATTTTGCTCAATGCGTCATACACATCCCCGATGGCATTTTTCTTAGAAAGATGTATGTCCTCTGAAAAACCACCAGTAAGCCTTTTTATAAAGTTATTAGCGGCATAGATGGAAGAATCATGAGTATATGCATTCCAAGCTTCCTTGTACTCTTTTTTCGTGAATCGTGGCACAAACAGCATTTGGTTCATTCCGTTTGCATCCTGACCCGTTCCAATAAGAGTTTTAGTCGCCTGCACATCATAGCCACGCCTTGAAAGTTCATAGGCAAAAGTACACCGCCTACAATTCATGAAACTTCCGAGAGAATTGCCATACTCAGGGTTAATGCGATTAAGGAACCTCTCTTTTACTTGTGATACGCTCATCTCACCTGTAAAAGAATCGTTTCTTGAAAAGCTTTTATAGTCAGCACCAAGGCTCAACTCTTTTGCTTTTTCGCAGAGTCTATTCAATTCACCACTATCTGCAAGCTTAAAACCAGCATAAGCGACCAATGCGGCTCCTGTGGCAATCGCAACAGTTTTGCAATATTTCTTCTGCTTTTCAGTCAAATGAAACTTTTGGTTCTCGTGGTTATCACTTGAATCGGAGCTGTTTTGTTCATTGTATCGCTCTTTCCCAGCCTTTGTCAAGCTACCGTCCGCATTCTGGAAACGGCGAACGCCCCACTTCTGGCCTTTGATGCCATGGTGAGCGATAAAAGTTTGCGGGTCAGGCTTGTCAAGGTAATCCATGACATCCTCCTCTCTTATTCAAATGCTTCCGGATTCCGCTTGTAAGCGATATAGGCATCCATCATAGCCGACACAGCGTCGATCTTCTGCTCATACCGCTTCTTCATCAGCTTCCGGTTTCCATTGGTATCTTCCATGGCGATGCAGTTACCCATAGCATAGGTCATCAACTCTTCGTCAAAGAGGAGCATCCGGTCTTCGGCCAGCTTCTTCAGCTCACCCAATGGAACGGACTCCGTCTTCGCGCCCTGAATGACTTTCTCAATGCCGAACGGGCCGTTCTCAGCCGCCCAGCGTTCCACAAACTCCTTGGCGTTGTATGGGTCATAGCCAAAGCAGCGGACATCATACCCACACGCAACGATGTACTCGTCCAAGTCCTCATAGACCTGCATCGGTTCCAGAACCGTTCCCTCCAAAACGACAAGACTGCCCTCATCCATGAACTGCTCATACTTATTACGCATAGCAGCGGGCAGCTTATTCAGTGTTCTGGAAGTAATGTAGTTTCGGGTCTTCACGCCAAAGGAACCGTTACGCAGCGGGAACAAAAATGTGAACGAACAGAAGTCGTCACCCTGAGAAAGGTCTCCGCCCAACGCGCAGGCCATCTGCCAGTAATCGCGTTTGCGATGCGGCAGCGTCTCTTCATAGGTGAAGTAATAGGTATAACCCTCCATCGGCAGTCCGAAACGCTTGGCAAGAATATCATTCCTTGCGGCAGGCGCTTTCTCGGCGCGTTCCACATCAAGCTGATAAGTCTCGTAACTTACCGTCTTTCCGATGTTCGGGTTCGCCTTCATCCACATCTCCGGATAGCCGACCTCGTCGACAGAGTCGAGCTTGTACCACCAGATTGAAACATGCGGGTTTGGATAATCCCCCTTGAGAATGCTCATAAGCTCCATTTTGATGGTGTCGCCGGCGCCATTACGAACAGTACCCTCTGAACTGGTGGCCACGATCAGATAGTCGTCCACCTTGGAAGCGCCCTGCTCGATAGCGCCGATAACATCCTCGCGAATGTCGCCGGAGAGCCACTCGTCTACGGTTGCGATCTTGCATCGAAGACCTTGCAGCTTGTTGATCGACATAGGACGGATCTCAATGAGAGAGCCGGTCAGAAAGTTCTCAATGCCTTTCTTGGTCGAGGCCAACTTGACGCGATTGGCCTGCGAACCGGTCGTGTTCTGAAGTGAGCCTTGGGTCAGAAATTGGAATACGGGGCCGCGGGCTCTTGTAATGGCAGTGCGGATTGGTGACATGACCTCTTCGGCAAGCTTCATGGTTGGAGCTGTCGTGATCTGATGGGTCGTACTTGTGTCCACATTCTCAAAGAATGATTGGATGCACGAATCATAGATCGACTTAGCGGCGCCTCGTCCGACGATCAGGTATTGCTTGTTCACAAGCCGCTTCTTGATCATCTTCTTGACATAGTGCCCGCCTCGTCCGTCCGCGTTCGGCTCATAGACCGTGCGCTCCACAAAGTAATACCAGCCGAATACCTGCTCGCCCCACAGCTTGAAGCTGTCAAGGAGGTGAAGATCGGAACCATCCGTCAGGGTCATCTCTGCCTCGCAATACTTGATCCAGCCCTCAACGGCTTTATCATCGTAATAGATTCCTGGATTTGCGATCAGATCGTCAATCCGGTTCATCTCCATCGAAATCTCTTTGCAGACAGGGATCTCACCCCGAATCACAGCTTCACGAAACTTTCCGTAATACCGGGGAACAGCAGTATTCGACAGGGCCATTCAGTATTACCCCGCCTTCTTCTGTAACTGCTGAATTGCGAGAGCAATGCTCAGAGCCGAACTGCCGACAGCCAAAACCGTTCCTGCGTTGTCAAGCACATCGGAAAGATAGCGGCGGCCTTTAGACACCGACTCCTTGGCAAACAGATCGTTGTACTGCCGTTCCAAAAGCTCACGGTTGATCTGGTCGCGAAGCTCCTTGTCGGTCTTCTTGCTCAGGTCCATCCGCTCTTTCTTCGTAGCATTGCGGCTGTCCTGATCCATCTTCTTCGCCCGATTAACAAGCTCGGAAGTGGCATCCACAGCTTTCTTGGTCGACTCAAGCTTAGAGGGCGGGGTCGGCTTTTTCGTCAGATCCTTATATTTGTTTTCCAGAGATAACCGAGTGATTGCCTTTCTAAGGTCTTCATCTTTCATCTCTTTCACAGGATCTTTCTTCTCCTGCTGCTGAGCGCGGCGTTTTCCCTCAGAGGTGTAACTGCCGTCCGAATTCTGGAAACGGCGAACGCCCCATTTCTGGCCTTTGATACCATAGTGGCAAAGTTCATTCATTTTGACTTTCCTCCTCTCTTGCAGCATTATCGGCCGCCACGAAAAGCCGCCACTCAAACTCGCTGATTTGACGGTTCATCGCGTCAACAGCAGAGGAAGCGGTAGGCAGGTCGAAAAGCAGCCGAACTTTAAGGTGCATATAAGATTTTACAAGGGCAAACCGACCAGGGTCATCCTCCAGAAAGTCAGACCACTTTTCATCAGCCCCTGAAATGGCAAAGCCTTTCTTCGGGCCAACTCCCATCTGTCCAAGAATGGAAAAGACAGAGTTGATGTGCATGATAAGGTCAGCATCAAAGTGAGTGTAACTCTCGTCAATTCCGAGAAGCTTCTTCACCGATGTCAGGATGCTTTCAGTCGTATCCATAGATGCACTCCTTACTTGGAAAGGGCAATGTACTTTCTCATACAAAAGCCCTCGATCCCTTCAGAAGTGCGAACTTTGTAAAAGTCTTCCGTGGACGCATCCAAGTCAACGCAGACCTGTGTCAGCGCGTCAATGACGACCGCAACATCTGCGTTGATGTCAGGCAGCTTACGCACATTCAGATAGAGACAGTCCGTAACAATGCCGGAGCCAGTATGCGGCTCATTGACCGCTTCTGCCTCAGTGCAGAGTTCCGTCACATCCTGACGCTTATCGCGAAGCTCCTGAATGATGTCCTGCTTGCGAGGATTATTCTGCATAGTCGGTTCCTCCTTTGGTTTAATGTTTCCAGGGACAGGTATCATTCCTTGTCCGTTGCGGTGGTTCGGTGAGCAACAGATTTTTGTCACCGTAGTGAATTGCCTGATGCGTCTCATGGGTCGTTGTGATAAGATACTCAGGGTCGAGCAGAATGTCTGTCCGTTCCAGAAGATCTCTCTGCCGAATCGGGTTCAGATGGTGAATGATGACTCGACCAAATATCTCATGACCTTCGATGCCAAGGTCGCAGCCAAGATCTCTTGTAATCACCGCGTCTCGGATCTTCTTCCATTCCAGCGACCTGTAAAAGACCTGGTTCATATAACGGTCGAAGCCGAAAGTCGTTTCGCCGACGATGCCGTCAAGCCGAAGATACTCAAAGCGATCTTCAAAGGTTGGAAGAAGAACAAGCTCTGAATAGCTTTTAATATTCATCCTCTTCGTCCTCCTGCCCCTGATAGCTCTTCATAGCCTTGGCCGCCTTGAGGTACAGATCCTCCATCTTGGCGGAGGACTCGATTGCTTCGGCCTTTGCCGCGGCAAGATCCCTCTGCTTCTCAAGCAATTCTTTTTCGATCTGGGCTCTGGTGGAGCCGAGTTTCAGAAAATGGGAAATCACCTGAGAGGAAGCAGTGCCGTTGCGCATCTGCTCTTCGGCAACATCAATGGCTAAGGCGATCAGTTGCTTCTCTCTTGCTTCAGGAGTAAGAGCCGCACGGGATTTAGGTACTTTCTCAGATGATCTTGCGGCCTTTGCCATCCTTGCCACCTCCTCTCGCTGTGTTTGATCATGGTATGCACTGTGTTTTGTATTACTTATTTGGACTTTGAGACAGGGCTTGAAAGAACCCACAGAACTGACTGGCTGAACAAGTTGAAAGGAGAAATCCCCAAATGAAAGATGGAGGTAGAGAAAGCACTTGCATGACCCGGTCGTGGCGATTCCATGGAAAGAAGAACACATCAGGAGGTGAAATATCAGCCCTGTGGGCCCGTTCAAACCCTGTCTCGTCGCCCAAAACTCCCGCCGGCTGCCCACAACCCCGAAAAACATTTTTCAAAAATATCCCCCGGAGAATTTTCAAAGACCGCCGCGATGCAGAGGGGGTGCTGTTTTTGCGACCCCCCTCCTATACCTTTTGGAAAGCAAGGTAGTCTCGCTAAGCAAAAGGTGATTAGGAGTTAAAACTTATTGTGTTGCAAAAGCAGAGCCAAAGATAAAGCCTCCAGATTTGAGCGAAAGAGACTGCTAAAGCCTTTATGCACTCACAGGAGGCGAATCCTTTGTGTCTGCTTTTACTTTTTTGTAGATCCCAAGGGGATCGTATTTGATGATGTCGTCGATGGCACGCTCAAGTTCCTGTTCGTTTTCAGCATCTGAAAGCTGATCGGAAGTCCTGGCTATACGGGCCAGGTAGGCGCAAGAGTGATAGCCTTTGCCTTCATCAAAGCGATACCAAGCATCGTACTGGGTAAAGGGATCATACGGATTATCTGTCGTAGTTAGCGCGCATGATTGAGCCATTTTCTCTCACTTCCTTTCATGAATTCAGATACTTGGAAACAGCAGAAGTCGAAATTCCCAAAGCTTCAGCGATTTCAGCATTTGTGTGGCCAGAATTCGCCATTGCTTTGATTCTGCTAATGCGAGCATCGGACAACTGCGTTGTTCTTCTCGGCGTTGCTCGTTCTCTGACAGTTTTCGGTTCGGCATAACGCAAGATCTCGCTCAAGGTTGTGTCTGAAATTGCACCAGACTGAATTGCAGTCCATTCGCCATCGCTGATTGTAATGCGAGTTCGCTTTCCGCTTGCACCAGTAGAATTTCTGGCATCACTGATGGCAGCACGACGGATCTTGGAAATCTCATCTTTGTCAGTAATGTTGTTTGCCTGAACCTTTGCTTTTACACGAGCATTTGCAATTCGTTGAGCTTCTCGTTCAAGAGGAGCATTCAACTGTGCGACCTTGAGAGCAGCCATAAGGCGGTTCACTTCGGGTTCAAAGGCCTTGGCCGCACTGGCAGAGCGCTTCAGAGTAGGGGTAGCCTTGTATTCAAGACGGGCCTTGTTGGCAAGGTCTTTCATCTTGTTGGCATAGTCGGCATAGGCCTCTTCCTGAAGCGTTCCAGAAGACATCGAACGAACATCATCAACTGCGAGGATGCGTTTAACCTTAGTGGTTGCCGCTACCGTCTTTCCGGTACGGGGGTCCACATAAGTCCTGCCGGACTCCTTGTAAACGACTTTTCCTGTCAGAGGATCAATAACACCGCTGCCCTGACGCTCCGGTACCTCAACATCCTGCTTTCTACGGGATAGGAGGGTAGAGGCGCCGCCATGGTGACCAGTCTCGTCGTCAAAGCCTTGATACTTCTTCTTGAGCTCGGCGATACCATTGTCTTTCTCAGACTGCCGGTAGTCGAGCTTGTGCTTGGCCGCATCAATGACAACCATGCTGTGTTTGACCGCCCTTGCGATCTCAGGCTCAGTAGCGCCTTTCAGAGTCATGTCAGTAATGAGATTTGAAATCTCACCCATCTGTCTCTGTGTAGCAGCACCCTTTGCAAGGAGCCGAATGCCAGTCTTGCCCTCAGTTGAGTAGTCAGTCTTAGGATCGAAGTCTTTCAAATCCTTAAGGGCGGGGGTAGATTGGATTTTCACCCTCCCACCGGTCGGAATGACAACGACCTGGTCGCCATCAAAGTCAGCACCAGAAAGACGCTCTGCAACCTTAGGGTTGATACCCACAGCATCCCGAATGTTCTTTCCGAGAACGGAAACGGCAGTCGGGTTTTTGTTATTGACCGTAAGCTCAGGGATCTCAAAGGTACCACCATGCGGATAGCGAATTAGCACGACCTTTTCACCATCACGATAGTTCGGGGCAAAGATCTCGGTCTCTTTCATCGCATTAAGCGGTAGTATGACCTGTGTGCTCTGACGAGGAAGAGCAGCCGCTTTCAGATGGACAGCAGCCGAGTCGCACTCATCTGCAAAGTCTAACAGGAGCTTCCGCTTTACGGTGGGATTGTTCAACGAACAGATCTCTGAGAACTCGTCAGCGGCATCAGCGTAAGTCAAATCCAACTGCTTCTTGATAAGCTGGATGGGCTGCTTGGAAAGGAACTGGGAAGAAAGATTCTTACTCATCTTGTCCCAGTCGCCCTCTTCTTTCAGCTTGTTGATCGCAGAAAGCTTCTCATTGCCGTCGGCGTCGATATAGTGACTCTGGCCATTAGCCTTAATCAAGGCCCCGAAAGGGTTGTCGGGATCATCCTGAATTTTCTTCAGAACATCCATCTTAGGCGTTCCGGTATGCTTGTTGGTGTTAAAGACAATGTCTGCGCCATCGGGCATATCGTCAGAATACATCGCCATTCCTTTGAGGTAATGAGTACCATCCACAAGGATACGAACCTGAGCATAGTGAGAGTCTCCCAAATCAAGGTCAGCAACGCCGCGACGGATCTCAATAACACCGTCTTTCAGTGCGCCACCCTCATCGCCATAAAGGATCTTCACACGGCTGGAATCAATGCTCGCCGGATACTCACGCTTGTCCCAAGACTCGCCGCCATCAGTAGAATGGTAGTCACCAACAGACTTCACCAAATCAAGGTTCTGATAAACCTCTCTCTGGTCGATCTCAGGAACGGAAATAACGGGAGTGATCGTGCGTTTCTTCGGGTCGTTTACCTGGGGAACGCCAACGCCATAGCGGTTGTAACCCTCGGTTTCCAAAATGAAAAGAGCCTCTTGAAGAACACCGGTAGAAACGCCAAGCTGACGCTCAACGCCGGTGCCTACATCAATGGCTCCTTTTTCCGCAAGCTCTTTCTTCAGAATCTCTGCCGTGGCTTGCGCCTTATTCTTATTGGCTGCCGTATTCTCATTCAGCAGTGCGCGAACAGAAGAGTCATTCGCATAACCGAGGATTGAGGCGATCTCATCCAGCGTCTTACCGTCTTCCCGCAAAGAACGGGCACGGTCTGCCTGAAGAGCACGGCGTTCATGCTTTGCGACGCGAACCTGCATCCGCAAGTCAGTCGTCGAAAGATGAAGTTCATCGGCAATCTGTTTTTCAGTTTTGTCGAGCCGCTGAAGCTCTTCAACGCGAGCAAGAAAGTCGCCGCCATGTTGGTAAGGGTTATCACCGGAACCCCACGGATAGCGCCCAGAGCGCCGTTTGACGCCATAGTGCATCAGAATATCTTCCTCTACGAGATCCATAGCTTAACCCTCCTCTTCTCTAATTTTGTTGATGACCTTATCGGCTGTGATGATCCTGTCCATGATTGGCAGAATATCCTCAACAGTCGGCTTATGGTACAGAATTTGGTCGTGCTGGTAGATACGCAGTTCCATTTCAATGTCGGCTGGACGAATATGATACTCCAAACAGAACAGAGCGGCATAGACCTCCAACTGTTCAATGTGAGCATCAATTTCTCCGGTCTTCAAATCATGGATGCGAAGAAAATTATTTCGGAAACAAATCGCATCGGTCGTTCCGAAACAGTTCGGGGAATAGTAGAGGATCTGTTCCGGCGTCATCTTATAACCGATAGCGTCATTCACATACATGTTCAGAGTCTTCTGAGACTTGGGAAGTTTCTGCCCCAAAAGAATACACTGAGCGGCGAATGCGTGAAGAACAGTTCCTTTCTGTGTTGCCAGAAATCTCACATAGGAGTCCGCGATTTTATCATCGGTGTAATTGATCCAGTGATACTTACTTGCACCAAGGAAGGCGTGCTGACCTTCAAGGTTGGAATGCCTGTTGAAGTTCATTCAATACCTCCTCTTTATTTTCCGGACACACAAAGCGAGAGAATGACATATCGTTCATCTTCTCGACATAGTAGTCCTGATTTGGGCGCTTCTTAGCTGTCGCAGACCTCTTGCATTCGAGGGAGGCCCACTTCTCGCCATAAAGAATCAACAGATCGGGAAGTCCCTGAATTTGGTCCATCTTGAAAACCATGCATCCAGGGAACAACGCTTTCAATGACTCGATTAAACGGTCTTGAAATCCGCTCTCAAGTCTGGAACTTCTGGCCACGAAATGACCTCCTTTCGACAAAAAATAAAATGGAGAGAGGGAAATGTGTAACACATCTCTCTCTTCTCCATAAAAGACCCTGTTTTTTCTGCGGAAGCCAAAAAGGGCATAAAAAAAGCCGAGACACCTTTTCAAGCGTCTCGGTCAAATATCCAGAGGGTCAGCTATTATTTCGCAGATACCGAATGAGTATCCAAATCAGCCACAGACCTCCTGTGCAGAAAGTAAGTATCACATCGAGGATCAGTCCACCAGTGCTACGCTTTCCGTTACCTTTACTCATGCTGTCTGTCCTTTCTCATAAATCCGTTATGTTGTCATCATCAATGTTGTTGCTTTCTTTCAGTGCGATGTTACCTCCAAGACTCGAAGCCAAAGCTGCGACAATGGCAGCAGCTACGCCGCCGATAACCCCAATGAGCTTCAAACGGTTCCTCGATTTTTCAGAGTCCTTATCCGCTACCGCTGCGGCAACTTCCTGCATCTGATCGAGAATATAAGTCTTCTGCTCAAATGTCAGGTCGTCGTTGTCCAGCATTTTTTCAAGAGAATCCATCACGCGGTTATACATATCGTAACAACTGCGCATACTCTCTCGATCGTCTTCCATCGCTTCTTGGATGACGCTGCGGTACTCTTTCAAAACATCAAGTGAAGTCGAAGCGAAGTTCGGAAATTGCTCAAGAGCTTTCTTTGCAACTTCGGGGTTCATCTTCGGAACCATTGTCGCAAAAGCAATGACTTTTTCTTTTGTCAAATGTCTGAAATCTGGAATATCCAGTTTCTTGAGAACTTGCTGTTCAGTGTAAGGCCGTGCCACGCTCCGTCCTCCCCTCATAAGAGTGCAAATAAAAAAGGTGCGCCCCAACGAAGAGACGCACCCTGCAAAAGCGCATCTCTCATTGCTGCGACACAATCCTCTTACCACCACTATGGGTATAACGAGTTAAGAGAGAAACACTTGTTGCCAAGTAATTCTCCCATAGTGAAGCGGATAAGAAGATTTAATTGTGTCGCAAGCTTAGTATATCACACTCGCGCACGAAAAGGAAGTCAGAGTTTTTGAGGAAAAATCAGGCTTTGGCCAAAAAACCACTTTTTCTCGTCACTTATATATATTTTTTACATTTTTTCTTCACACTAATTAAAGAAAAAAGTGGGAAAGTGGGCAGAAAGCCCGCAAAGCCTTGTGTATCAACGGTTTCAGCCTGCCCACTTTTCAAATAAAACCGGGCAAAAACCCACTTTTTTTGGCCAGAACCGTCTCTACAAGTCTCTCAACTCGCCCGAATATATCAAGTTTCCGAAAGAAAGTGGGCAGAAGCCCGTTTTTCAAAACAAAAGTGGCCACGATTTTTGCGCATGAAAGAGCCCCGAATTCTATCTTAGATTAGACAGAACCGGGGCAAATTCACGCAGTTTTGCTAAAATGCTCTCCGCTGATAAGGGAGATTTTTTGCCATAATCGGGATGTAGTCGTATTGCTTGAATGACTTTTTGGAGTGTTTCTGAAGAGATTGACCGTACTTTTTGGGCGGCATTCCGTATCGGTTTGGCCAAAGCGCATCATCGTCGAGGACGGCTGATACAGTCATGGTGACAGCTTCCCACGCATCAACAATATCAGCAGCCAACTGATTGATCGCTTCGCTAAAGGCCCCGAATGCCTTCGCAATATCTTCAGTAGGAAAGTTAAACATTTTTCTACCTCCATACTCGTCCGGACCGCTTGTCGATCAGAACGACACGACCTTCGATCTCGAAGTCCGCCAAGTCACACACATCCTTGATAGACCGGAGCAACTTCTTAAAACGAAGCTCCTCAATTTCAAGGTTCATCATGGCCTGGTAGGCTGTCGGATCTGAGTAGCCCTCCGAGTTTTTTCGGTCGCTCATTGGTCACCTCTTTCTTTCTCCCACTTTTCAAGATCACATCCGATCTCTTTCAGCTTGTAGGTACAGAGCCAGACATCGTCGCCCTGCTCCATCTCATAACGACAGATCAAAGCCTCGATGCCGCGGGAGAAGTTGTCATAGAATTTTTTAAGCCGCTTGTTGCCGAAGCCGAGCTGTTCACGCAGCTCCCACAGAACCAGAGCGTCGATCTCTCGGATATGCTTTCGATCGTACTCTGCGAGCTGTCGCTGTATCTCCATGTCCATAGCCTTTTTCTCGGCAGCAGACATTACGGCTCCGAACACTCTTTTTCCGGCTTTCTTTACTTTCATGAACGGGTCCTCCCATGATCCAGTTTTCTTTTGCGAAGAACATCGGAACTCCGAAGAAAAGAGAAAGGAGAAGGACCGTACCATCCCTCTCCAAAATAACAACCGGCAAAGATGCCAGCACCATCAATACCGCATAGATCTTGTTGCGGATCAGTTCGCGCTTCCACATAATCATTACTCCTTTATCAGTACGATGTTGACGGAATGAACCAGATATGTAGTTCCGTCAATTTTTACCTGAATCTGATCGCCGTCATCATAGTCTTTCCAGCTCTCGATTTTTCCCGCTGATGACTGAACCATCGGGAAGCGCCAGGATAGCATTGTCATAGCTGAATGTCGTGTCGATGACTTGTCTGTTACAACCAGTCAGGAACATCAGCATCATGGCGATAACGAGGAGGATCGCCGCAAGCATACAAAGCGCTCTCTTAGCTTTCATCTTGCTTATCCTCCCCAACAGTATAGATAGGCTTGTCATAAGCGTACAGAGTCGCATGACTCTCATCTGGTGCATCCATCTCCAACACAGTCATGATGGCATAGTTTGCGAGATCGAGCAGCGTATCACGAATGGACTCATCCGTAACTTGCTGCTGGTCGCGGTCATTACAGGAAAGGCGGGACAGGGTCTTGAAGCGGGAGAACTTATCTCCAAGACGGATACGGGCCATAGCAAGACCTTCCTCGACGAAAGTGGCATGAAAGCTATCGCCATAGTCATGGTTTTTGCGCGCGTAGAGCTCGTTCAGCCCATCGCAGATTTCCTTATGTCTTAGAACTTTTTCGTTCATTGCGATCCTCCTTAGTCTTTCATAGGCGACAGGCCAAGTCGTGTCCGGTAGTCATTGTGAGAGATCAGACCGCTGGCTCTCATGTTGCGGAGTGTCTCCTCGTCCGGCCACGGGGAGACCGAAACAGAAACACCGCCATCAGGCGAAATATAAATGGACACAGAGCGGTCACGAGCCGCCATTGCTTCATCAATGATTGAGTGGATTTTTTTCTCATCCATTTTCACAAGCTCCTTTCAAATATCATTTGCTCTGCGATGCAGACTGTGTTCGGCGTCAAAACCATCGGGATAGCGGGCGCGGAGCTTATCAATGTTCATCTGGAAGATCGTCTCCAGATCATATCCGATAGCTTCTGCGCTGATGGCCAGATACCATGCGACATCGCCAAGTTCTTTTGCCATGTGTTCGCTATCGAAAGCGTGGCCCTGGTAAAGATGCTTTTTGAGAATATCAATGCATTCTCCGGCTTCGCCGTTCAGACCCATCAGGCCGTTGAGAATACGAGGGTATTCCTTAGACATTCCGGATGCGGTCCGAAGTGCTTCTTTCTGGTACTCATTAGGTGTCATAGTATTCACACTCCTGAAAAATATAAAAAGAGAAGAGCCTGTGTTTCCACAAGCCCTTCCCTCTGGGTAGAGATTAGAATTTCAGCTTTTCGTTGATCTTCGCGATTTGCTTCTCAGCCTTTTTCTGAATCTCGGTGTTCCCGGCTGCGATTGCCAGGTCAAGGATTTCCTGCCAGTCTTCTAACTGGTCAAGCAGCATACCCTTGTACTGGTTATCTGTCATACCCACAGAATCACCACCATCCAGAAGGTGAGAATCGTTGCGTTCAGCCATAGCCTAACAACCTCCTTCCATAATAGGCGATGTACTTTTTGCGCATGATTTCTTTTTTATGATTGTATCATAACAGCCGGAGTGGTGTCAAACGGCAGTGCCGGTAATCAACGCAGAATAAGGCAGACTTTCAATCCGGTCGCAAAGTGTATGCCATTCATCGAGCTTGTGATGCCGACGGGATTTGTAGATATTGGCCAGAACCTCATAGTTCAGCATTACCGTCCGCTTCTGGTTGTAGGAACTGGGGAGAAGCTGGATCATCTGCCACCAAATATCCTTGGCGGGGAGGCCGGTGTATTCCTCGGTCTTCGTCGCTGCAAGATATTTTTCGCGATAGTGATTTAGCACATCAATCGTCATGCCAAGGACTTCCATGGGCCCCGTATCTCTGTGATCGGTTCCTCCGATTTCAATACGGACATCGAGGTCATCAACCAGATGCTCGTGACTGAAATCATCCAGCGTAAATTCCTTATCCGCAATCTTGTGCATCGTAGAGCAGGAATTGGCGACAGTACCGACCTTATAGGTGTCGAACTCTTTCCACCAGTACAGCGGGGCGGTGATGTCGAGATAGACGGTAATCATCCGCATGAACTTGCGATGATCCGTACCAGCGTTGCGGAGGGCCATCATGAGTTGCTTATCGTTGGGGCCAATGCAGAAATTTTGCTGGCATTCTCCGCAACATTTTTCTTTCCCATAAGGACATTCCGGGCCGCTATCGCTTTTCGCCCAAGAGTTTTTAGGGTTTCGCATACCACGAATAGCGTGCTCCCAGCCAAGAACTTCGACATTTTCAACTTTCAGCATTTGCTTCTCCTCTCCTTAATGCCTCATGGTGCTTTGCCATCTCACAAAGTATCGCGTTCTCCTCATCACAGAATTTGATAGAAGACGGACCAACACGACGAACGCCGTCTTCGAATTCAACAATTCCAAAAACCTGCCCGTTTTGTCCGCCAGGATGACCTCCACGAAGAGGGCTTGCGTCGACAACCTTGCTCCACTGCTCCCAACGGTGAAAATATCCGAGCTTACCATTGACTTCGCAAAGGCGCGTCGGAAACTCAACATTCATTTTAATTCCAGCCATTACAAACCTGCTTTCTGTTGGCCGCGAAGAACCTCAATGCAGTCGCAGTCAACCGTAGCAGCTTCGACATTCATCGCAGAGAGCATCATCTGAAGCTCGTCTATGAGATACTTCTCGCTCTTACCAAGGCCGCCGCTTGCGAGAAGACGGATATAGTTCGCCACTGTGATGGGAACAGGAATTTTCTTACCCATCTGAGCAGCGAGCAACTGAATGTACTTGGCCATCGGATAGGTAGCCACAACGATGGTGGCACCGGTCTTTTCAGACATTTCGATGAGCATGGTTGTTTTGCCACTTTGCCGTTCGCCGATATAAATTGTGCTCATTTGGAAGTCTCCTTCCTCGTCCGTGCCAAGACCTTCTTTGCCTGAGAAGTGGAGCCAAAGACTCGCTTCGTAACAGCAGCACAGAACCCGGCATAGGGATCATTGTGGTCACCCTCGCCACAAGAAACGATAGTCTTGGTTCCGTCGAGCCAGAACACGATCGTTTTAGGACCACTGAAAATGACCTGCTTTACGCCGAGCGATGCCCTGGGGGCTCCGAAAGTGAAGTTGAGGAAAGCCTTAGCAAGAGCCGCCGGAATGATTGCATCGTTGCGCTTCGGCGCATCAAAGAGTGAAGGTGTCACATTCTCTTTCTTGAACCAGAAGAGGCCGTATTTGCTTGCGTGGTTTTTAAGGCCGACAAACTCCACTCCGACCCGATCATCTGTAAACTTTTTAATGATGCCGAGTTTCCCGGTGTATTTACCACCGTACTCGTCACCGGATTTAATGCTGACTATTGTATCAATGGGGATCATATTTTTCTCCTTTCAAATATCAGTGGTTACTTCTTGTCGATCCGGTTAGCTTTTCTCTCTTCGTACTCAGCCTGCTCGATGCGAACCATGCCATCCGGACCATCTTTGAAATATCCATTCAGATCAACGACCTCGCTATTTGGAAGAATAAGCTGGAGATAGCCGACGGTATCAAAGTCGCCATTTTTCTCATCGGTCAGAAACTCTTCGACGATGATCTTGAACTTCTTGTCCGCCGGGAAGTACGGAAGCGTGATCGGATACATCTTGTCGATAAGGCGAGTACCGAAGCCGTTTCTGAACGGAATATCAGGGCTTTCTTTGTTGATGAGCTGAACACGGTTGACATCCGAGTAAGTGACCGTACCGTCCTCGGCGACATCCTTAAACAGGCTGCTCATGCGCTTGCACTGGAAGTGCTGGATAGGATCGTTCTCACCAAACTCGACCTTAGTCCAAATATCAGGATCGTCCTCAATGGGGGTAAGGCATTTGCCGTCGATGAGGCGGTTCAGGATGCTCTTGGTGATTTGAATGCTCATACCGGAGTGGCCGTCGCGTTCCAAAGACCGATACGCTCTGAGGGCACTCTCATAGCACGCAACACCGTAATCCCAGTCGTCTTTATCTTCGGCACTTTCGCGTTCTTTCTGAGAAGCAAGAGCAACTTCACGAGCCGCCCAATCACTCTCGTTATCGGAAAGGGACAGTACCCGCTCGACATCCTTATCGGTATGGCCGTCCCACTCAGGGGCAGTGGCCACCTCTTTGCAGTGGAACAGGTCCCAGTCCTTGTCCTCGTAATGATAGGTATAGGGCCCCTTTGGCGTGTCGATGCCAACGATGAACCAGCCTCCTCCAAATGGAGCCTCGCCATCCGAATGCTTGTGGGATTTCCAAGCAAGCGTCGGGAAAGTGTTCACCAGGGCCGCGAAGAGGATGAGCCGCTGATGATAGAGGGAATTGAAGGTATGGAACCCATCGGAGAATTCTCCGATATCTTTCTCAGACATCAAGACTGCGCGATCATCCCAATATTCATTGGCGAAGATCTTCCGGCAGTCAGTCCCAAATGCTTTGATGATTTCGGGAAGATTCTTATTGACCGCATCGAGATGGATGCCCTGTGCCTCACAAAAAGCAAGCGCTTTTTCCAAAGGTTCCCCAACTCGGTTCGTCCAAAGAATGATTTTGGCGCCAGCTTCCTGTTCGGCCTTAACCTTGGCGATGTTTTTTTCAATCGGCGCACCGATCTCAGGCCATTTGTTTTCAACCAAAGTGCCATCGAAGTCGACAGCAATAATTTTTGCGTTATCCATGATTTCTCCTTTTCATATCATGCAGCTTTCGGCATCGGTGCAGTAGACCACCCAACAAAGCGACCCTCATTGAAGTTCTTCTTCTCCTTGAGTGCCTTGCTGATCGCCAGATCAATGCCGGAAAAGCTCTTTAGATGGAAGTAATAAAGGTCACTGAATGGCGTAGTCAGACGGTCGATTCGTCCGGAAGCCTGAACCATGACCTTATAGGAATAGTTCTGCGAGTAGAAGATAATCGTATCAGTAGTAATGCAGTTCCAGCCCTCGCAGCCGGCCGTGTACTGCACGAGATAGACCCATTTGTCGCCGGTCGGGATCTCTTGATGCTTGTGACCGTTCCATTCAGCGACTTCAGTCCCATCGGGGTAACCAAGATTTTTGAGAATATCAAGCTCGTAGTCGAAATTGTAGAAGATGATGACTTTAGGGTGATCTTCCATAATCTCCAGCACGGCCACGCTTCGGGACTCGTCCGAATTTACCACGCGGCGCCAGTTCATACAAAGCTCAGAAGCCGTTTCAATAGGACGGTCTTCCCAAGGGTTCCAGCGATTTCGAGAAATATCTTTATAGAGCGGAATGTTGTAGGAAACAGGCACATCCTGATGATGCGATGTGGTGTGCCGCTCGAACTCCATCGTCACGAGAATGCGATTACGCAGACGGATCAGCCGTCCGGTGTTGAGATACCGGTCAACCTTTGGATACTTTGACCGCCAATCATAAACTACATGCTGGTCGATGAAGTCGGTCTTGTTCCGGTAGAACCCATTTGCGATGAAGACTGGGATATAATCCTGCCAGGTATCCCCGGGGGTAGCGGAGAGCAAGATCCATTTATTCACCTTGGCGATTTTCAGGAATGCTTTTGTCCAAGCCCCGTAACCGACGACACGCTGCTCGTCAAATATAAAGAAACTGTTTTTTACATCTTTGTACTTGCCGATGTTGTTCCACGAGTCGATGACGACCTTGTTCTTGTAGTAATTACAGTCCTCATGGATGGAGAGCAGGAATGGAGCCAACTCGTTCTCCCATTCACAGGTATCGCGCTTGCGTGCCGTGGTGATGATGTAAATATCAAGCGGATTTTTCATCGGCGCATCAGGAATATCGAGGTTTCCGCCCTGCTGAAGATAGTAATAGGCGAGAGCAGTTCTGGATTTACCGGAACCGACCCCGCCGCATAGAATGCAACCGTTCTTCATTTTTTCAAGGGCGCTGCGCTGATGATCGTACAGACTGATACTCATGACTTAGCCATCCCGATTAACGCTTCAATATCTGAAAGAGACAGCTCAAGGTCACTCCAGTCATAGTCCTCATATCCATCCTCTCCAAGATCTCTTGTCGGAGATACCATTACGGTTGCCGCATAAGCTTCGGGGCAATTCAGCGGATACTCAACACTGATTTCGGTGTGAACAGCATCAGGATAGAGGCCTTCGAGCCATTCTTTTGGCGCGATAAAGTAGAGAGTCATCGTCTCGTACTCATCGCTTTTGTATTGGTCTTCAAGAATGACTTTTTTCGTGTCAAAATCTTTAATGGTCATCGCTTTCACGCTCCTCTTGTAAAATATCCATCATTTGACTGATAATTCGACGAGTATGCCAAATATCGCTAAAGTACATTGGCGTAAACCAGTAGTTCTCCAAAGAGTCACCATTTCTTATCGGATCGGTAAGAGAATTACCAACCTTGACGAATCCGGCGACGCCGAGGAGCGATAACTGAATATAGCACATGAGCGCGACTGTCTCCTCGATGTCCTGAGCCGAGAAGAGAATATGGTTCTGGAAGTTAAAGCCGGCCTTTTCAAGGTCGTTCCGTGCTACATTGGCAGCAGCTATCAAAGTCGCACCACCTCCGCAGCAATCATCGTGAACGGTGATAAAGCCGCTTTTTTCGACCTGTTTCGCAACATTACCCATTGTCGCAAGCGCCATGAAGTGACAAACATTATAAGGAGTAAATATCTGCTTAAGTTCGTCGCTTCCGAGCCTCATCCGCATGTAGACTTCACCAAGAAAGTCCTGGTCCGGATTTTTCTCCAACGCGACCGTCATTTCGGCAAGAAGCTCCGGGAATAATGCCTGCTCTTCTTTGCGGTACTTGGCGATGGCTTTTAGATAACGGTCTTCTCGTTCATCATAATGTGTCTTATCAACAGCATTGGAGAATGCGCAGGCAGTCATCAGAACGAAGTCTTTCCAAATGTCCCACGGTCGATTTCGCTCGGACACGAGCTTGTTGAATGTCTCGATGAAATACTTCTTGTCGTCAGCCCTTGACGAGGAAGCTTTTTTCGGAGCCGGCTTTTGTGGCTCTTTCTGCTGATTTGCTGAAATATCAATTTTCGGTATCTCAGGCGGAATGAACGGCTTTGGCTCATACTTGGGGAGCGACTTAGCCGGTTTCGCCTTATGAACCGCTTTCTTCTTTTTCTTAGGTTTCCAGAAAGGCATGGGGTCCTCCTTTCAAAAAGTTAAAGGGACGCCGGCTACCTTCTAACCAGCGTCCCCGCAATGCTTATTCCTGCGGATACTCGCTCGCAGCATACTTCTCGGCGAACTCATCCTCTTCGATGGTGACATACATCGTCTTGAGGTAGGCCTTCACACCGCTCTTCTCGTTCTTGGTGCCCTCCTGGATGATCCAGTTATAGGGGCGGATGATGAGATCCACATTGCTGATCTCGGCAAAGTCGAGAGCGCCGATGGACTCCTCATCGAGAGGCGTCTGCTTGCGGCGGGTGACCATGACGACCTTGGGCGGGAAGTTCTTGAAGCTCACCGCGACCTGGAGATAGTGGCGAGGCTCGTCACCTTCCTCACGAGGAGGCATCACGCGGATATTCCAGCCGTCTTCGATCAGACGCTGAGCATCGTTGTGGTCCTCGATGATAACGCAGAAATTGCGATCACCGGCGCGGTTGTACTTGTCCTCCTTACCGGAAAAGTTCCGGAAGATAATGCGGGCGTTTTCGATGATGATGTTGTCAGTAGCTTTACGACTCATGATTAAGACTCCTCTCAACTGTTAAAATGGATATTGGAATGGACTGTAATGAACTCGTTCCCGAGCTTCCCGGTGTGCCAGTTCCTCTTTTTCAATGCAGAGGGTGCAGATGTTTTTCATAGGCTGCGGCTTCTTTTTCCACCGATAAATGTTCTCGCAGTTTCTCAATCCACATCGCCTGCAAGTAAACCAACGAGCACCGTCTTTGGTGAAGCTTTTCTCCATGGAATTACCTCACATCAAACGGTGTACTGTCTTCTTCGTGGGGTTCGCCGGGGCTGAACCAAGGCGGCGTGTCAGAAACATACGGGTCTTCGGAAACGAACCACTCGAAATCGCCATACTTGGAAATATCAGTGGCCGCAGCATCAACGAGAGCATCATAGTATCTCCGGTCAATGCAGTCTTCCTTTCCGAGTTCCTTGACCATTTCAGACTCAAGCCAGCGATAGCCTTTCGTTCCAACGGCGGCATCGTACTTCTTTTCGCCAGTCTTTTTGTCAACGGACTCGCGACACAGAAGACCGCCGCCACAGCCGGGTTTGATGGGGCAGAACTGTCCGACTCGTCCAATAAAGACATAGTCATGACCTTTCTCGATTTCAGTTGTAAGTTCCTCGATACGAGCACATTCTGCCTCCATTGGCTCATTCAGCTTCGTTGTATCGGAAATCTTTTTCCACAACTTAGCATACTCATCCTCCAAAGCACTCACATCAGGCAGGCTCTCATTCATATCCAGATAGAGCGCCCCTGTAACGGACTTCGTCTCACACATATCCTCGAAGGTGATCTCCTCATGCGAGAAGAGCTTCTTGAAGACATACGGGATCTGGAACTGAGTGCCCGTGGCTGTCCACTCACCGGCGTGCTTACCATCCTTGTACTTGGCAATATAAACGGCGTTGTTGACGAGGCACATGCGATCATAAGTCGCTTCGTGCTCGAAAATATAACCGTACATCTTACCGTAGTCCATGACGAACTGAATGATCTCAGGCGTAGCGTCTGGGATCTTGATAGAGTCCGTCTTGATGTGAGCAACAACAAAGCCCCGTTTCTGAACCTCGTGCTTGAGGTTGATCATAAACAGGGCTCCGCGCTTGGCGACGATATTATCTTTGTTACGGTTGTCATGGAACGGATTCTCGAAGCTGGCCGAAGTCAGGCCGTAAACGGAGTTGATGGCGATTTTCAGCGCCTGCGCCAGGGCATCGGCGGCACTCTCGTCCGTCAGATACTTTGCCAGAGCGCCGTTCAGCATTTTGCGAGCCTTGTCGAACTCCTTATGCTTGATGGCAACACGAGCATCGCGGATTTCACGGAATCGCTTGGTGTAGACAGGGCCAAAGAGATCTTCTGCGATGATGCTGGAGGGATGCATAGACGCAATATCCAGCAGAGCGATGTTTCCGTACATACCAGGCTCGGCATAGACATAGCCACCCTCGCCAACTTCTTCACCGCGATAAGTAGACTTGCCTTTGTCGAACTTGTAACCAGGGAAGATCGGACGATCCTTCTTGTCGAACGCCGTATAGTTGTCGTATTCTTCCGGCCCAAACTTGAACGGCAGATCGTCCATGCTGCAAATCTGGCTGGCATCACCCATGTCGCGGTAATTAAACTGATCCTGCGGCTTCTTGTTTCCACCGAAGATAATCTTGGCGGTTAAAGTGTTCGTGGTATCGTTGACGGTCATTCCAGCCACATCGGCCAGAATCTCACGAGCTATGAAGTCAGCCTTACGGGCATTGAATACTGCCTCCGTAGCAATGACATCATTGTCACAATACTCGGCGACCTTCTGCCACATGCTCTCCGGAACAGGCTGGTCCCACGGAAGGCCAAGCTCCTGATGGTGGATGCCGAGTTCAATCTCCCACTTCTTCAAGCTCTGTTTTTTCGAGCAGAAGTCGTAAACATCAGTGTAAGAGACATTATAGGCTTCGCCAAAGAAGCAGTTGTTGCTCTTGGATTTCTTTTCGCTGCCGATGATCCGCTGAGACAGGTTGTAAAGCTGCTCATTGGTATAGCCCATCAAGCGAGCATAAAGAATGTGGTTATCATACCGCCGGCAGTTGAAGCCGATGAGTCGGAACTTCATCAGGCCCTCGATGTCTTCAGAGGTCGGGTTGATCATCCGAACCACAGGTTGTGCGCTTCCTGCAAACTTCCAGTTCACGAGGAAAAGGTTCGGAAACACCTCGACATCATAAAAGACGAGGTCAGCGGTTTCGTTCTTGGCCGCAGGGGCGGCATCGGCAGATTTGAACGGCATCTTATTAACGAGCTTGATGCAATACTCTGCCTGATTGGTGCTGTTGGCGGCAAAGGCCAGGACGGCATTGCGCATATCGGTAACATCGTAAACCATGCCGCTTTCATACGCATCCGTCAGAATCTTGTGGATAAAGTCGATACTGGGCTTAGTTGCAGGGTGGATCTCCTTGTTGAGATTTCTCTTGATTTGAACCCTAAGCCCTTTCTCGCTCTGAACCACCTTGTTGTTTACCATGCTGCTTTCTCCTTTCAATGGTAACCCAGAGCTTATGGTTGCAATAGGTAGGTTGTTGAACTTAGTGAGTTTCCGGCGCAGTGAGCTTTTTCCAGTGAAGACCTTCACCTCAATATGGTCGTCATAGATACGGCTCAGCCTTGCCGGATCGCCGGTGTAAATATAATGTAGATGGATACCCTGACCACCCTTGCTGACCTCGGCATAGGTCGGAGGCCACTTACTCGCCTCTGCCAGGTTCAGGTCAAAGCACTTATTGCCATTCTCATCAGGAATATCAAAGTCGATGACGATATGGTTCTCAGGCACCTTGACATAGTGGAGCTTAGAGGTATCCAACTGCGAAAGAGTCTTCGTGACTTTTTCCCATTTCTGCGAGGGCGTTTCTTTAGATGTGGCATACTGAGCAGGACAGTCCGCACAATCCTTGTCGAATGCGGATACCGTTCCATCAAACTGAATCAGCCGAGTTGTTGGCTCCGGCTTATCAATGATGGTCTGCTCCTCAAATTTTTCAGTTCTGAAGCCACTGTAATAGCTCCGAACACGAGTGCCATCTTCCATACTGAAGCGCTCTGTGTAGTCATGGAAATAGTTCTTCAACTCTTCCTTGAATGCTCGCTGGCTGAGGGGGTACGAGACCTTTGCTTCCTCATTATAGGTCTTATACATCTCCCAAGCAGCCTTGAGGGACGTTCCGTCTTCACGCTTGAAGACAGGGTAGGAATCAACGATGTAGTTGTAGAAGTCATTGGAGGCCCCCAACATAGCAATCGGAATATAACCGTCGTAGTAAGCGGGATCTTCCAGATAGACCTCTTGACAGTGGTAAGCAATCGGGCCAAGTTCAAACGGGATGTGCTTCATGATGGTCTTGTACTCGTTCGGCTCGACCTTATCTCCTGTTGGGGAAACATCAATCAAACGTCGAATCAGACCGGATTTAGCGTCCGTAATACGAACCGGTTTGTTTGTGCCCATAAAGAGGAAAGCCTTAAAACGGTTGGCGTAAGTTGATTTGAACTTCTCGTTGACCGTCATCAGCTCATGCGAAACAAGGCTGTTGAGCCTCGTATTGTCCTCAATACGGGACAGGTCGCCATCGTGCTGAATGGCAACCAGCGGGTTCGTCTTGAACGCCTCCAGCGCAAATGCATTGCTTGAAGAACCGAGAGCCTTAGCATCGAATACAGAGTAATAACCATCAAAGAGCTGCTGAATGATGTTGAGCACCGTTGACTTACCAGTACCAGCGGCACCATAAAGCACCATGAACTTTTGCAGCCTCTTGGAGTCACCGGACACGACCGAACCAATGGCCCATTCGATTTTGTGCCGCTCGGCAGGAGAGTACAGAACACTCATGAGCTTGTCATAAGAGTTCGCCTCACCCTGCTCAAGCGGATAATTCAGCATCTTGCTGGCATAGTCCTTTTTCCCCGTTTTGCTGTTTGAAAATATCAGTTTCTCGTCGAGCATGTGGAACTGGTCCTTCATCTGCTTCTGGCAGTATTTGTGCCATGTGTCGATCATTCCGGTTTCCGCGTCCCACATGTGCATGACTCGATAATTGTCATCAAAACGCTTACAGTTTTCCTCGGCGTATCGGTCCAGTTCGCGGTCGATCAGGTCAACCGCATCCTGTTCATCAGTCGACCACAATCCCCGTTCCTCAATCCAGATAGCGTAGAAATCGCCGCCTCTAATCATGAGGTCGCTGCTTTTCTTGATGATAAACTTGGGATAGATCTCGATGATACCACGCTTGCCACTGCGCGTTGCAATCACCAAGAAGTCTAACATTGATTACTCTCCTTCGCCGCGCTCCAACTTCTTTACTCGAACAGAGAGCTGATAGACCTGCTCCTCCAGCTTCCTGCGCTCCACCTCGGTTGCTGCGGCAAGGACCATCGCCCCTACCGCAAGCAACTTGAACATCTTCGTGCTGCGGGCCTGTCTCTGCATCTGCTTGCAGAAATTCTTAGACGGCATGACCGTCACGAAAATATCATGCGTGATCGTATTCATGTTAAACTCCCTTCTCTGATGATCTCGTTAAGATAGCAATTCATCTGATACCAGATTTCCATAGACCGCATATCAAACCGAGGGTTACGGATTGTGAACAGACCGCCCTTACCATCCGGTGCGTAGTCATGATCCATAAAACGGTCGAGAATCTCGTCGACCCGAACAGGATCAAACCGAACATCGCTCATGGAACCAAGGCCCAAACTGACAAGCATACTCCAGAACCACTGTCCGGTGCGGTTGCCAATATCAGGGTCTTCCATGATGTGTTCTTCACATCGAATGGCAAGGGCGATCATCATTTCAAGGATGCTGCAAGGCCGAATATCAAGGCAGTTGGCAATTACAGCATCACGATAGCCTTGCTCGCGACCGAACCGATACCTAAGCTCGATGCCATCCTCGGCCCGGTTGCCGTCCATCGGGATCGAGTATGCAAACTCCGTGTCGTGGAGCTTGTAGAACAGTCGCCGATAGGACTTATTAGAATATCGGTCGTCGACCACGAGCCGGTACATCCACTCGAAATATGGATCGTTAAGCTCGCTCTTGGTCAAGGTCAGACCTCCTCGTCATTATTCGGAGGAAAGTTTTTCTTCTTGAAGTCGCTGAAATCACGCAGATCCTTGAGAATCTCGTAGTCACAGCGCTTTGCATCACTCCTTACGAACACCGAATCATCTTCGTATTCGCCAAAGTGGTCCAGCCCATCGCCGATGATTTCCTCCACATCATCAACGATTTCACCGCACTCATCAGCCAAGACGCCATCAGCGAAGTAAGTCAGGCTAACTTTCGTATAGTCTTCAAGCTCTCCGAATTCATCAGGAGAGATGACATACGGAACTTCACCAGGCGTTCCCGAGAGCTTCTCGTCAATCGTTCTGGAGTAGTCCTTATAACCAGCCTCCTGCAAACGCTGAATGTACTCGGTAATGCTGTCCTTATCCATGTTCTTTGCAGTATTTACAAGCGAGACAGTTTTTTCTTCCGTTGTCGGTTTCTCGCGCTTGGCGTATGCTGCTTTGACCGAGGCAATCTCTTCCTCGGCGAGTTTTGCGTACTTATCCTTCAGATAGTACCAGGCGCCTGCTGCGCCGATAGTAAGGCCTGCCACAAAGGCAAAGCCGGTAGATGCTTTACTCATCTTCGTCCTCCTCATCGTCTCGGATGCTCATGACGGTCATAGCCAGACCGCCAAAGAGTAAAGCGCCACTCAACAGCAATCCGCCGGTGATGTGACGCTTACGCTTTGTGTCAAGAACATAGTCGAGCATGGAAATGAAATTTGCAATTCCCTCCATGTCAGTCACTCCTTGTAGCTGAGGACTGCTGCTCCGCCCACCAGGCAGAGGCCGGATACAGTCGCCAGGGTATAAGAGAGCAGGGAAAGCATGATCTTCTTCATAATTGTTCCTCCTTTTAATCATAGCTTGAGAAGTAATGGTTGCCGACTTGGAACATAGGAACTCCATAGTCGCTATAATGGCCCGCATTGAAGAACACGACATCGTAGTCGGTACGATTTTCCAATTCTTCTTCAACGAGCTTTACCAGCTCGTCCATAACATAGCAGCGGGTAATACGGTCGCCGTACATACCTGCATACTGGTTTTTCTGCCAGATTACCTCAGAGATCGTGTCCGGGAAATGCGGATCATCTACACGATTGAGAACGCTGTCAATGACCAGTCGCTGGCCCTGCTCGCATTCTCCCTCGGCTTCCGCCATAGCGCAGAGAGCAAGAAGCTCGATCTCCTCCCTCGTAGCCAAAGGCTCTTGTTCGGGAGTGGGTGCAGGCTCTTCCTCCAGTAAAATATCAGTGGACGGAGCAGATACCTCGACGATCAGAGAGAGAGGTTCCGTCTGAATCGTAGGCTGTTCCGGAACCGTTTTGGTCGTCGTTGCATTTATCACAAAGTTACAGGATATGAAAATCGCCACGACGAAGATAAGAAGGCAAATAAGCAATTTTTTCATCGGCTTGTCCTCATGCGAGATAGTCATTCTGGTGGTCGACGATCTTGGAAGTGATGTCACCGACAACATTGAAGTCCAGAATGAATGCGCGCTTGTACTCGTCCGAATCAGCATCGTGACGACGAATCTCGGTCATACCGAAGTCAACAAAGTTGTCGCCGTAAGGCTTCTTGTCGTCATAGATCCAACCGACAACAGCGCCGGCTTTGGTGCGCTTGAAACCGAGCATATCGTAAACTTCATTCAAGAAGAGGTGACCCTGGGACTTGAGCATATCATTCGCCTGAGCCTGACGAGCACGCAGATAGAAGAGGTTCATTTCAGGGTCCTGCTTCCAATCGGAGTGGGCATCATCAAACACCTTTGCGTAAGGGCCGTAGTCAGAGCCATCCCAGTTCTCGTCTGCGACATTCACATTCTGCTTGACCTTCTTTTCCTTGCCCTTGTCGTCCGTGACGGTCTCTTCGATCTCCTGCGCCTTGATGTTGTAGCGCAGCTCCTTTTCAACCTGCTCGCCGAAACGCTCGATTACGCGGTCACGATAATCCTTGAAGGACTTATCAACAGCAGCGTAAGCAGCCGCCAGAGCGACATTGCGCTTCTTCATGATGTTGTGGCTTGCGAGAATGCTGGCGATAGAAGCTGCACCGAGCATGACCGCAGGGGCATACAGCTTTGCAAACTTCACGCCAGTCTGAACATAGGCGAGGGCGAGATCTTTCTTGTGATCCTCTTCGGAGTAGGACTCACCAGCCTTGGTGACGCCGTTTTCCTTAGCCTTACGAATATCAGCGAGAGAGTTCTTAGACTCCTCGACGATGGCACCTGCCTTGGTGGTAGCCTTGCAGGCCAGAACGGCACTTGCAACAGCACCGACGATGCCGACACCGACAAGAATTTCGGGGCTCTTCTTCTGGAGCCCAAAGCCGACCTTTGAGAAGGTACGCTTTGCGGAAGTCATGATTTCATTAGCTTTCATGGTAATAAATCCTTTCTTAATTGTAGTTTTCAGCTCAGTTTTCGAGCTCTTTCATGTATTCGTAATACTCGGACTCAGTCGGGAACAGCATCCATGTTCCGTCGACGAAGCCTCTGTACCCGCTTGAGACAAAATATCCGTACATGACTGCACCTCTTTTTAGGTGATTTGGATTGCTCTGGGAAGCTGCAAGATGTAGCCGTCCCTCGTTCGGGCAACTCTGGCACTCTGAATATCAGTCCAGCCGTACTTATCAGCCATGTAATTCTGGCAAGTAAGTCCGGCGAGGTCATAGAGATCCAGCACGCTGGCCATGCCATAGTTGGCAATAGCGGATTCCAACTGGTCGAGGACGAGGTCTGCATCTCCACGGTTGTCGAAGATGATGTCATCAAATTCAAACCCGGCAACAGGTCTCGGCCGCTGATTGTAGTTCCTTCGGTCATCTCTGCGAGGATCGTCATAATACCGCTGATACGATACCTTTGATCCGGCGTTCTTCCGAGTGCCGATGCGGCCGGCTTCGCCAAAGAGAACAATGCTGACAACATCGGCGATGGCGTTCTTCAAACCAGGGATAACGACATCCGTGATGATAAAGGTTTTAACATCGCCAACTTCATCGGGCATGAATATGCCGGCAAATTTCTTGACCTCGCTCTGCTTGCGGGTCTTTGCTGTGCCGTTGACAACTTTCTCCACCCGTTTGGAGGGAGGACTTGTGTTTTCTCTCGCGCTATGCGAGTTATCAGGATATTCAGGCATTAGTGCACCTCCAAAATTTGATAAAAAGAAAAAAGGGAAAGCGCCCTGTTAATGGCACTCTCCCTTGTAGAACTCCGCAATTTACTTTTCTTAGTTTTCCTCGGAATCCTCGTCTGCCGAGTCGATTTCGGCCTTGTCGGTCTTAGCGGCTTCCGCCAGCTTCTTCGCAGCGACCTTCTCTTCGATGATCACCCGCAGCTTCTTCGCCCCACCAATCACAGCGTAAGCAATGAAACCTCCGATGACACCGGCGAGCAGGGCACCAGCATTAGAGCTGTCCTGAGTCTCGTCGACTTCCGTAGCTTCGATTTCCTCGATCTCGTTCATTCTCTTGTCTTCCATAGTAAAATTCTCCTTTTCAAAAGTATTTTTTGTTGTTTGGTTCTCCATAATAGGAGATGCAAAATCTGCGCTTACCAAAGGTAAATAGGCGGGTGGTTGTGACCGACGACAAGGCAAGGCGTTCCATCATCAGCCAACTGTGTGCTGAAATCGAGGTCTATGTAGCCTTTTCCGTTGTCGATATCCCATCCGAGGTGCTCTCCGACCTCAGCCTCGCTCAGACCGATCTCATCATAGAAATCATTCAGCGAAACACGCATCTCGTCGCGCATTCGTTTGTTCAGTTCATTCATAGCACGCATCAGGCGGTCGCGATCGGACTTGAAATATCGGTTTGTAAGGGGGTCGAAGCAGAGAATATCACCACCTCCGGTAATGATAACCTCGCGTTCGCCAAGAGGGTGTTTCGTGAGCGTCTCCTTGGCAACTGCATCACGGATCGCCTGCTCTTTTTTCTCGCCGACTACCTCAACAGCCTTCTCTTTGTACTCCTTGAGAGCCGTTTCGGAGATGGAATAAGCCGTTGCAAGAGCAGTGTTGCGGCGAAGATTTGCAGAGCTGGCGCCTACAAGGCAGGCTGTGGACAGCACCCATGTAACAGCAGCCGGAACATAGCACTTCCATGTGGTGACAATGATCTCCTTGTTGCTCAGACGCCGGTTTTCTTTGATTTCTCTGGCGTCGATGAGCTGCAAAGCCTTTGGCGTTGCTCGAACGGCGGATACAGTGGTGGCGATCATCCCGGCAATTCCGATGCCGGTGAGGATCTCAGGGCTGTGCTTTTTCATTGACTTCTGGGCGCTTTTCAACGCCTCGATAATGGTTTGTTTTGTCATTTGAGTTCTCCTCTCTAAATAGTGTTAAGCATTCATCGGCGAAATCAGCGGCAATCGAAAATATCAGTCCTTCATCCGTACCATCTGCGATAGATGAGAAAATCACCATTTTCATGGTGAACTCCTCGATCACATCTTCCGGATCATCGAATGGATGGTCTAAAATTGCCTCAATCATCTCACATGCCGCCCATCTCGAAAAGCAAGACTCTTCAAAGTGATGGCGTGGCCAAAAAATCTCGGGCTCGTCCGATTCTCTGAGATAGTCGAGAAGTGCTTGCACGGCCATATCATTTGTCATAAGTTCACCTCGAAAAAAGAGAAGAGCCCTGTTTAGGACTCTTCCTCTTCGTTTCTGGCAGCAAGTGCTTCGTTGACCTTCTCCTCGATAATTGCTTCCTGCTCCTTGTTGTCGGCCCAGCCGGATAACAATGTTCCGATCCCGCCAAGGACGACTCCCGCAAGGGACAGCAGCTTAAAGATATTTCTCTGGTTCATAAAGCATGACCTCCTTTCCATAATAGGCGATGTAGTTTTTGCGGGAAATCAATAATCCCACGCAGATTCTGGTTGAGGGCCGAACTCAGCATCGACGACATAACACGGAATCTCTCCGTTCAGTCCATCATCAACCATAGCCTTCGAGTTATCGAAGTCGATCCAGTACATGCTATCAGACAGCAACCAGCCAACAACATCTCCGCCTTCGACATGGCTTATTCCAAGGAAGTCGTAGAAATCGTTCAGAGTTACGAACGCGCCGAGAACCATATTCCTGTTGATGTGATACTCTGCTTGCAGGACTTGGCTGATTGTCGCCTGAAAATATCTTTTGGAGAAGCTGTCGTAGAAGAGTCGCTGCTCCTCATTGGCATCTTCAAACTCCAAAGATGAATTGGAGAAGCCTCCGGTAGCCGTAATAGGCGGCATACTGCTTTTCTCTGCGGCGATGGACTCCATGATCTTCTTGTGAGCATCTTCTCCATACAGTTCCTTCAATTTATGCTTATAGTCAGAATAGGATCGGTTTACGAGCGCATAGGCACTGGCAAGAGACGCCTGCTGCTTTTTATTGAGGGTATTCGCCCCAAAGATGCAGATAATCGTAGCGACGCCAGTGGCCGCAGCAGGTATGTAGCATTTCCAGCATGATTTGACGGCTTCGAGCTTCGTTGCAGCATAAGGGTCGCCATCGTGATTTCGCCTGCTGTCAGCCTTGATAAGACTATCCGCTTTCGGAGTCGCCTTGACAGCCAGAACCGCGGTTGCCACAACGCCAGCGGCTCCGATGCATGTCAGAATGGTGGGAGATGCTTTCTTCAAGCTCCTCCCGATCTTAGGATCGAGTTTCATCTGAATTCTCCTTTCATTTCATTGCATTTAAGAGATCTAAAATATCAGCAGCGACCGAACTGGCAGTTTGAAAGATCTCGTGCATCTCTTGGTTCTCTCCTGAGTGATTTGAATAGCGAGCCATCTTCATGGCGAACTCGTTTGTGAATCTGATAAATTCGTCGACCGATCCATCGGAGCGATGATGGAGCCGCTTGCGAATGTAGTTCTCAAGCTCTCTGATCGCCCACTGTTTTGTGCTTGCCTCCTTGAACTCTTTTTTCCATTTCCAGAGAAGCGGAGGCGACCATGCATCCATGGTGTACATGTCGCACAAGATCAGTTCAAATTGCTCGATGTTCATGCTTTCTCCTTTCGTCCAAAATAAAAAGTAAAGAAGCAGTATCGGATTCGAACCGATCACCTCTTCACTGGTTTTGTGAAGCGCTCTACCACTGAGCTAACTGTTTCTCCATAATATGAGTTGCAAAATCTGCGGAAAAAGAAAAGAGCCGCATAAAACGGCTCAATTCCTCAGATTCCAATAGTCTTCAATAGTTTGTTAAGTTCTTCTTTCGTAAGGTCCGCATCCAAATCCAGATGGACATGAGTCTTATCATCAATGACTGTCGTCCGGAACTCATTGAGCTGAATATCTACTTCACAGCCCAATTTTGTCCGAAGTACCTTCTTTACGATCCTCGATACAAGTCCTGTCATGAATTTCGATTGAATTTTCATCTCATCCATACTCCTAACCCCTTTCATAGGTATTGGTATCCATAATAGGGGCTGCTGGATTGGCGCTAAATATCACGGCGGTCGAAGACCGTTTCCCAACGCTGCTTTTGCAAAGGCTTCATTTTCAGCGCCCACATGATTTGCCGAATCGTTACGGTGGGCCAGAGTCCGTCCGTACAAGTTCCGGCCCGTTCATCAAAGAATTCCTTGAATTTCGGGTGAACATAGAGGGCATCGGTCAGCCATGCATCCACCTCTGTCCAGAATGTGGACTTGGTTTCGGCATCATACCGCTGTTGGATCACGGCAAGGCCTTTATCTCCGATTTCAAACAGTGTGCAGCTATCGTAGACCGGATGGTCGCAAATATAACGCTTTCCGTACATCGACAGATAAATTGTAGGCTTTTCATAGTGGTATCGCATCTTTATCTCCAAAACAAAAAGAAGAAAGCCCCTGTTACAGGACTTTCCTCCGTTGATAATGCTTTAGTCGTCAAACATTTTGCATGACGCTTTGCAGTAAGGGTAGGGACCACCGCAAGCTTTACAACCTGCGGGCGGCATGTCATCCCTGAAGATCAGATACTCGTCGCCTCTTTCATCGAGTCCGAGTTCCATTTCGTCTGCGCTCTCGTACTCATAATCCAATTCCTCAATTTCCCATCCACAGGACGGGCAGGCATAAATACCGCATCCGCCTTCGGGATCTTCTTTCCGATCCATCACAGCTCCGCACTTGTTGCAGATGGCGTATCCCTTATTCAGGTAGTCCATCAATTCACTACCTGCCGGTTTAATAACCTTTCTACCTTTTCTGCGCACTTTCATTACCTCCTGTTAATCTGGAAGTAGCTGCTATTATACAGTACCTCCGGTATTAAGTCGAGAGATATAAAGAGCTCTTCGGTATCTCCTTTCAATAAAGCGCCCTGCAAAATCTACGAAAAAAGCGAAGAGAGCGTGTTTTTTACACGACTCTCAACGCCTGTTGGCTCAACTCTTTCGAGTAGGCTTGAAGCGATTGAACAGATTCTTGAATGTCTGGGATGTAAATGTCCCCGTTTCCTCGAATCTCAGTCCTCTACTCATCCAAACGCCGTAGAACATCAGCGGCAATACAAGTTCCGCCGCAGCAATGCCGATCTTCGCGTACCGATCGAGAGTATTCTCGTCAAGCTGAAACGCTTTCAGTGTCGCGTCTTCGTCATGGGCTGCTTTATCCATGGCCCGACGCTCCGACTTTTCCTCGATTTCAGTTTCCGTTTTGATCTCTTCGATACGGAGCTTGTGCAGTGCTGCAAGGTTCTTGATGACTTCCGATTTCTCGTCTTTGTCGGATGCCGAGTTGAGATTGTTGATCTCGGTTTCGATTGCATCATCCAGCAATTTCTTGATTTCTGCCATATTGCATTTCTCCTTTCAATAAGTTGGCTCCATAATAGGGGGTGTTATTCGTGCGGGAGGAAATTCTCGTTGCGAACGCTGAGTGTGACGGTTTCCATACCGGAAATAGTTCGCACATCTGTGCCTAATTCGAGAAACAGAAATGGTTCGCTCGTCGGGTCGGAACGGTCGATCCGAAGATCGCCGACGGGAATGTACCTTCGCCGAAATATAAGCGTTCCGACTACAAGCCCGATGATAATGCCGACAACAATGCCAATGATGAGTTCCATGTCATACCTCCAAAATGATTTTTAAGATTTTTACCCCGGGCAATTTTCCAGATACCAATTTAGCATCTGATCCAGTTACCCACGTGCCGGAAAATATAAAAAAGAAAGAGCCGTTGTAAGCGGCTCAATCCTTTCCATAAAGGGGTTTGCTTAATCTGCGGAACTGTCCTCGTAGACCGTCCGTTTTCTCAGGGAAGACCATGAAATGTATCTTTCCTCTCGGCAGACAGGACACCAGAACCGACTGGTCTTTCCGCCGACATCGACCAGCTCGTCACTGTCAGCTTCCAGCTTGCTCCCGCAATTCGGGCAGTTGAAGCGGTAGCATTGTCTGACCGCCACATTCACAATCCGCATTTCAATCACGCTCCTTACTCAGCAGCCAGAAGAATCGTCGATACAAGTTGTAGTAGACCTCGCGGCAACATGGGATGGCGTACTGCATTTTCAAGGCATTGTAGGACAAACCCTCTGTGACCCCTCGTAAAATATAAGGATAGAGGTCGCCGTCCGTACCAATAGCAGCTTGCTCGACCAGTTCCATCCGTTTGGCAAAGGATACGCGAGATTCCGCACACCTTGCAGTTGGATCGCTCCGTACTTGGCCACTCTTGACGAAAATATCAAGGTCGTTCGGACGGCTGCTCAGGCCAAGCAGAGCATTGTAGGCTTTCTTCCAGATCGGATACTGGAGGCAGAAATGCTTCAGTTCGTAATACCGGTGCTTGCCAATCCAGTACGGATTTTTCTCAGACAGCTCCGGACGGATTTCCGTTGCCATTATTGTCGTTCTCCTTTCCACAAAAATCCTGTCTCCTCGTAGAGACGCTTTGGGGAGATGTAAAAGTTGATGCGGCCGTAGCGTGAATCCATCTCCTCGATGGTGGTGACTAATTTTCCGCTGCGAGTGGCTTTGCCAATCGGGAGCCACCCTGAGACGATGCCGGCGCGGACCCATGAAGCATCTTTGCCATACACACGGGCCGCAACAGCCACGGGGACGGACCCCTGAGGGAACTCTTGCTCGTTCATTGGCGTTTACCTCCTTTCAACGGCTATTCTAAGTTAGCAACTGCGCTTTGTTAAAACAACCTCGGTGGTCCAGTCCTGAGCTTGCCATCGGACCATCGTCATTTCGCAGGGATAGTCCTCAAAGCCGATGGTTTCGCAGGTGATGAAGCCCTCCAAAACACCGATGATGACTTCAGCTTCGTACTGTTTGTACGGAAATATCAGTTCGGGAAGCTCTCTATGTACGGAACCGCAGCGAGTGCATTGAAGCCGCCGCATGGGGATCTTCCAGGTCTTTCTTCCTTTCGTCCGTACAATCCGAGTAACACGGTCATAGTATTTCAAATCGCCGCCGCATTTTGGGCAGGTTGATACATCATTTGTAATCATATACATCGCTCCATCAAAAAATAAAGTGTAGGAATATCTTGACAACTCCTACACCATAATATATGATTACAAAGGACAAATCAACTATGGAGGTGCAACTCATGCTTGTAAAATGCCCTGAATGCGAATTGCAGGTAAGCGACAAGGCTCCGGCTTGCCCTCATTGCGGCTATCCAATGAAGCCGTCAGTAAAGCGAAAACCGAGAGCCAAAAACAATAAACGAAGACGCCTCCCGAACGGGTTTGGCCAAATCAGCGAAATAAAAAACCGCAACCTTCGGAATCCCTTTCGGGCGATGGTTACGGTTGGAAAGACTCAGGACGGCAAGCCCATTTGCAAACCGCTCAAGCCTGACTCATATTTTGCAACTTACAACGACGCGTATGCAGCGCTCGTAGAATATAACAAGAACCCTTACGACCTCGGCGCCGCGATCACCGTCAAAGAGCTTTACGACAAGTGGTCGGAAGAGTATTTCAAGACGCTCAAATCGGATGGCAGTTCACGAGCTGTTACTTCAGCTTGGAAGTATTGCTCGGCTGTCTACGATATGCGAGTAATGGATGTCCGTGCCCGCCATGTGAAAGGCTGCATGGAAGAAGGTGTTGCCATTGTCAGAGGGAAAGAGCAGCATGCCAGCGCATCCATGAAGAATAAGATCAAGTCCTTATTCAATCTGATGCTTGACTATGCTCTGGAATATGAGATCGTCGACAGAAACTACTCGCGCACATTCAAGCTTACTGACGAAACGATCAAAGAGATCCAGAAAGTCAAGAAAGAGCACATACCTTTTACGGACGAAGAAATATCAAAGCTCTGGGAGCATGTCGACGATAAGAATTTCGTTGATGTGATACTCATTCAGTGTTATTCTGGATGGCGTCCACAAGAGCTCGGCCTAATTGAGCTTGCCAATGTAGACCTTGAGAATGGCACTTTCAAAGGCGGCATCAAGACCGAAGCTGGTGAAGACCGCGTCGTACCTATCCACTCAAAAATTCGCTACCTCGTGGAGCGACATTACAATAAAGCCAAAGAAATCGGCAGCCCATATCTCTTCAACTGCAAAGACAAGCGCAGCGGCAAGACTGTGATGATGAGCTATCAACGCTATAAGGCCGGCTTTGAGATGATCCGTGACGAGCTTAATCTTAACCCGGAACATCGTCCTCACGATGGAAGAAAGCACTTTGTCACGGCCGCAAAGAAAGCCGGTATTGACGAATATGCAATCAAATACATGGTCGGTCACAAGATATCCGACATCACCGAAAAGGTCTATACCAAGCGAGAATTCGACTGGCTGAAGGAAGAAATCGAAAAAATAAAATAGGGTGTATTCTGTGTAGGAATGTCGATGTAGAAATAATATAGGAATAATATATGACTTACCTACATTTCCACCCTTTCAACCACATCTTACTACTGCTTAAATCATTGAAATAACAGCGCTTAACGGTGAGCAATCTTAAAAGATGTTTCTATTGAAATTTAAACATATAAATTTTAGATTCAAGGCGAGTGGCATAACAAAGCTAAATTGAATATATCAAGAGGTAGGTCAAATGTTTATTACGTCATTAAAGCTCAACCGATCAATGTTTATTTTATCTGCTGCAATCGGATTTGTTCTATCAGTTTTGCCCGAAGTTCTTATTGCTTCAAACACGTCTATAAACCGTCCAATTGAAATCTGGCTTTATTCGCAAGATTTTTTTACTGTCGTATATCCTTTTTTGTGCACAATTCCTTTTTGCTGGGAACTTCTCGCTGAACGTAAGGGCGGATTCCTAAGGCAAGTCGTTTCTCGCATCTCCCTTAATAAATATCTCACATACCGCTATCTAGGGGGTCTTATGCTAGTTAATTTGCTCTTTTTCTTACTCTCTCTCGGCAGTGCACTTATAGCAGAAAATGTGATTCCCCTTACACATCCAAGTCCTTATAGTTCAAACCTTCAAATTGAGCTTTTTGGGGACTTACTTGTCAATGCTCCAATAACTTATGCACTTTTTCTCTCCCTCTGGCGAATTCTTCACATTTCGCTCTATTTTAGTTTAGGCTTTGTCCTTTCCTTATTTTGCAAGAATTCATTTATCGCACTTACAGGGCCTTTCATCTATTCCATCATAGAAAACTACATTATGTCCATTCTCGGCATTCCTCAGTATAGCATGACCACATCGTTTTATATCTCAAGGCTCGCTCCTGGCTATGCGGAAATTTCAGATCTATTCGCTGGCCCTGCCATTCTTGCCTTATTCGTTGTAACTTTCTTTCTTATCAATATCATGAAAGCTCACCGAGGACCTACAAGATGTTTAAATATTGTTTGATAGACACTCGTCAATGCCTTTCTAATCAGTGGATCATCCTCACTGGATTGACATACATCATCAGTAGTATTCCTGATGTCATTTTTTTTAGCAGTTATAGGGGCAGCATTGCCGATTTTATAATTTTGAGTTTTTCCAACCAGTATTACTTTTTACTCATAATCCTTCCATTGCTTTTTCTTTTTCTGCTAAAGATAGATTGGCTGCCATCTTCAACAATACTCTTGCGAAATGCCTCAATTACAACTTATGTTATAGCAAGATTTTCTGCTCTGGTTATTTCTCTTAGCGCAATAATTACATTCCATCTTTCCCTCGCAGCTATAATGGCAGTCGGATCATCAATGGTTAAATCTACCTCTTCTTACACCTCTAGTTATTATAATTCGACCATTTCTCTTTTCAAAGAGCACTTCGTTTCCTCGTCCGTCTCTATTTGTTGGATTATCGTAAATTATTTATTCGGTCTCCTTTTAATTGCCTCTATCATTTGGTTAATCATAGTAAGTACCCCCAGAAAATTTCGTGTTCCGCTCATTGTTCTTCTATACTTTTTCATTTTCTTCGGTGTTCAAAGATCATCTTCGTGGTATCACCCAGCCCTGTTCATCTTTAATATGATTATTCTCTCAAATGCTCTACCTTATAACCTATTTCCATGGTCTATGCTGATATTTTTACTCACCACAGGTTTGATTCTATTCCTTTTATGTAAGAGGTGGTGGACTATCTACAGATGGTAAATCAACGTACAATTATAAAGTGGTCTTTTATTTCTCTTCTCAGGAAAGAAAACATTATCAGTGGTCTTGTTTTTCTAATAATATGTATTCTGTGTGTGATATCCATGCCGGTGGTCTCGCTCTCTGAACGTATCGTTCTTTTATTTGACGGTTATAGATATGCCCGGTTTAATCTGTTTGATTTCTCCAGAGTCGTTATCTTGCGTCTATTGCCAATTTATCTCATTGGATTCTCTTTTTCTTCAAGCCTTTCTGTAAATTGTGACTATTTCAAGCTAAGGCTTTATCGCTATTCAATATGGCATAATGCTATAAACTGTGCATTCGCTTCACTGATAGCGATCTTCATTGCACTCCAGCTATTGCTTGCATCTACCTTGCCCTTCTCATCTGGGCAGTCCTCACAAGAAGCGCTCTTTAACGTCTCACCGTTAGTTCTTATTTTAGTTATAATAACTGTCTTCATGGAGCTCTTTGCAGCAACACTCTGTTTCTTCAACTGCTATCTTTGTACAAGTAATAGTGTCCTTTCATTTATGCTAATTTTCTTCATCTATCTATTGTTTTCTCTATTCCCCTTTCCTTCTCCACTATTTGGTACATCTCTTTCTGGTAAAATTAAAGCTTCCACTTTATGCACATTTTTCTCTTTCATAACCACAATCACTATATTCGCAGTTCTTATCGTCATTCTTCATTTAGCGGCTATTAAAAATGTCAAAAAATTATTATCGAGGTGATTCTCTAAATGCAGCAAATCTTAGTTGATCACATTTCAAAAAGCTTTGGAGATACTGTTATATTTCGCAATACCAGCCTAACAATTCAAAAAGGGCACGTTGTCGGTATTATCGGAGCAAACGGTTCTGGAAAATCAGTCTTATTCAAAATGATTTCCGGGTTATACCGCCCCGACAGTGGGGAAATATACGTCCGCGGAGAAAGGATTGGAGATCGTTTTGACTTTCCTCCTAATGTTGGTGTTTTTATTGATGCCCCCGGGTTCATACAGATATTTTCAGGGTTTAAAAATCTGAGAATGCTTGCAGACATAAAAGGGACTACTTCTGATGAAGCCATCCGAGATGCAATGAACTTGGTCGGCCTTGAAAGCAGTTGCAAAACTTTGGTCAAAAATTACTCTCTCGGAATGAAGCAAAAACTTGGGATTGCACAAGCCATAATGGAATCTCAAGATATTCTTCTTTTAGATGAACCTTTCAATGCGTTAGATGAGTCTTCGCATCGGCGAATGTGTAATGTGATCAAAGAATTAAAAGATAAGTCAACTACAATTCTTCTTACAAGTCATAACATGGCCGACATTCTTGAGTTGTGTGACGAAATATACCAAATCAAAAATTACACTATCGAACAATGGAATCCGCCGTCTTCTTTAAGCTAATCGCTGACGAACATTCTTCCTGATCCCAATAACTCAAATTAGGCAGGTGCTCCCTGTCATTCTTCTCCCCATTGCGCATACCGGCCGGTACACGGCAGTCTAGTCACATAAGTGCAAGGGCTCGTAGTAGTTAAGGACGATACTTAAAGTATCCCGCTACTGCGGGCCTTTTTTCTCAATGAAATGTGTCAAAACAGGATCGCCAATTATACGCCAGTAGCTCAATCTACTAGATAATATAAAATGAGGTGCAGTTTCACCTTCTCTCTGTTCTTGTTGCTTTTATGCGTATTACATCCGTATAAGAGTAATATAGGAGGTACACAGCTATGTTAATCGCAATTGATCATGGAAACAAGCAGATCAAAACCGTCCACGCCATGCCATTTACATCTGGGCTCATTCAGAGCGACGCACTGGGTTTCGGTACAGATTATCTTGCATATCAGGGAAAATACTACGCTCTGACTGATCAGCGTATTCCCTATCGGCGGGACAAGACAGAGGATGAACGCTTCTTCATTCTTACCCTGTTTGCCATTGCCTATGAGATTGAGGCAACGGAACAGTACAGCGACAATCTCATGCGCGTTCAGTTGGCAGTTGGACTGCCGCCGGCACATTTTGGTGTGCAAGCAAAGCGGTTTACTGTCTACTTTGAGGGTCGCGGGGCGATCTCTTTTCAATTCCACGGAAAGGCATATGCCATTTTTATTGAGAGTGCCACTTGCTTCCCACAGTCTTTTTCAGCTGCTGCCGCTACTATAAAAGGCCTTACATCGATTCCCAAAGTATTGGTGGTGGATATCGGCGGCTTCACCGCAGACTACGTGTGTCTCCGGAATGGTGTACCGGATATGGCTGCCTGCGACTCAATGGAAAGCGGCGTGATCCTACTCTATAACCGCATCCGCACAAGAGCAAATGCTGAACTAGACATACTGTTAGAGGAAAACGAGATTGACCATATTCTGCGCGGTGAGGATAAGGACGCGACTCCGAAAATTGTCGCATTGATTGAGCAGGAATCACAGGAATTTATTAACGATTTACTCAGTGGTCTGCGCGAGCGAATGATAGAACTCAAGTCTGGCAAGGTGGTTTTCCTTGGTGGCGGTGCAAAGCTGCTGCGCCGCCAGATTGAAGTCTCTGGTAAAATTAGACAAGCCACCTTCGTGGAGGACATCAACGCCAATGCCAAAGGTTACGAATATCTTTACCGGCTTCAGCACGGTGTGCGGTGATACCATGGCCGAAAAAAAAGATCCCGGCAAGTTTACGGTCCGCTTCAACATTTGTGATCCCCAGCACAAAGCGGTGGTCGATCTGCTCAATCAGCAAGGCCGCAGCAAGGCACAATTTCTTACTAATGCAGTCCTTCACTACATCAACTGCACAGAAGCTCCAGAACTCCATATACCAACTGTTCCAGACAAGAAATTTCTAGAAGAGCAAATTCTCGCTATTCTGGCGGAGCATTCATGGCACGTAGAGAAAAATACGGTCGAACTACAGATTCAAGCCAACCATGAGCCTGAATGCAAGGATGCTTCGTTAATCAATACGGCGGATCTGGAGCAATGGTTTGGCGGGCAGGATGGCATGTCAACTATCCTGAACTCGCTGCAAATGTTTGAGCAAAATTAATGCTACAACGGATGTGGTTGGTCTCAGCACTTTCTCAGGCAAACTTGAAATAACATCTCAACAAATGCTATCGCCCTGCCAGCATGAATCCTGACAGGGCGATTTGTGTCTTGTTAACTCTTATCTTTATTGCTATTCGTCGCAAAATCAAGTATCCTATTTCGCTTATAAGAAAGGGCACCTCTCTGTCCCTTCTTCATATTCTTACACTCTTCTGACGAAACAGCAAAGCACAGTTCATTATCGGCATCAGTTTTAAACGCCACATATGCTTTCTCTTCTTCGAAATGCGAAAAAGCAGTAATCGAACCGGTAAAAATCGGGTAGTGATAGAAATCTTTTTCCTTTTCAATACCAATGATGGATGCTTCTACATCCTGTCGCTCAGCTAAACAGTTAAGAATAAAATCAACAAGCAAATATAAAAGCGTCGCACCAGCTATTGTCACTACAATGACAGCAAGAATTTAAGTTATCAAAAAAATCGTATCTAAAAACATAGTAAAATATGTATCCCTTCCTAAAGTATCAGTCGTTGTATCACTTTATAGTGAAAATATGATACAAGAATTATTTCCCCGCGTCAAGGTTGCCTTTTTTCTGTAGCAACCTTACCATCTCCATATAGTTGAAGCGGGAGACTGTATGCCAGTCTCCCGCTATATCCTTATGCACTTTCTCCAGCCATGCGGAAGAACTCGTCGGGTGACAGGATCTTGACCCCAAGCGCCTGTGCCTTTTCCAGCTTACTCCCGGCGTTCTCGCCGCAGATCAGATAATCTGTCTTGCTGCTTACCGAGCTGCCGGCATGAGCGCCCAGAGATTCAATTTTTTCGTTGATCCCATCCCGGGTGTACGGCTCCACTTTGCCGGTCACCACAAGGGTCTTGCCGACAAAGGGATTGCTCATATCGGTGCTGACCGCAGGCGGCTGATAAGTCTTAATGCACACCAGCAGCCGAAGCTCCGTCCAGACCGTCCAGTTTTCCTCGCTGCGGAACCACTGACAGATATTCCTGTGCAGTGTCTCTCCGAAGTCCGGGAGCTGTGTAAAATCAAAGCCCATGCATACAGCCGTTTCAAATTCCGAAAGATTTCCGCGGAACCTTTGGCAGATGGCCTTACTGGCTGTACTGCCTACCATGGGAATATCCATTGCAGTCAGATACTGCTCAAAGGTGGTAATACGGCTGTGCTGGATGGCGTCCCAAAGATTTTGCCAGGATCTCACCCCAAAGCCCTCCATCTGAACGATCTCCGCCCTGTGCTTATCCAAAGCGAAGATGTCCATATAGGAGTGAAGCCAACCCTTTCCGATGAACTTTTCCAGGATCGACTCAGATAGTCCCATAATATTCAGCGCCTTCGGGCTTGCGAAGTGGACGAATTTGCGCAGCTTTCGCGTTTCACAATGCTCGTTGTCGCAGAACAGCGCCGCCGTGACCTTTTCCACCCCGTTTACGGTGTTTTTGGTCATGTGAATGCGAGTGGGCTGTCCGCAGCACGGGCATCTGGCCGGAACAACTTTGTCTCTGGAGTAGCAGTTTCGATCCAGATTCTCCTCCACATGGGGAATGATCTGATTGCGCTTACTCACCTTGATGCGGCAGCCCGGCGCCAGCTCCAAATTCTCAATAAAAGAGAGGTTGTGGAGGCTCGCTCTGGATACCGCGCAGCCGTCGATCACCACCGTGTCAAAGATGGCTACCGGAGCAATTTCCCCTGTGCGGCTGGGCGTCCATTCAATCGAGCGCAGGACTGTTTCATAGGTGTCGTCCTCAAACTTGAATGCCAACCCGTCCTTATAGTGATGCCCGGTCCGTCCGCAGGACTTTGCGTAGGCTGCATCGTTGTAGGTGACCACGATGCCATCGATAGGTATGTCGTTTTCCTGCGCATATTTCCGCAGGTGCCGGATACCGGCGTCCATATCGAACTGCGTCAACGCCTGCTTGCTCGCCAGATATTTGCAGATGGGAAAGCCGAGCTGTTCGATGGCCCGAAGCCGCTGCGACTTCCAAGCGTATTCTGTAAAGCCCTCCAGCACATTGAAAGCCATAAAGGTCACATGACGATCCTTGCAGGCACCGCAGTCCAGCAGTCGGACAGAGCCGGCAGCCAGATTGCGCCCGTTTTTATAAGGTTCGCCATTTCCGTCCCGCAGCGTGTCCTTTAACGCCTCAAAATCGCTGGGACGGATAAATGCCTCGCCGGTAACAACCAGCCGTTCCTTGTACGGGATCTTATCCGGGATGCCGGAGATCCCCAGTACATTGTGGGTAATGTTCTCACCCGTATCTCCATCGCCGCGGGTAGCGGCCTCCATCAAAAGGCCATTTTCATAGGTCAGCTTTACCGTCAGGCCGTCCAGCTTGAGCATCAGCATGACCATCTGCTCTCCCGCAAAGCGCAGAAGCTCCGCACTGCTCTTCGTTTTATCCAACGACAGCAGCGGAATCGGATGCGCTGTCTTCACCAAGGCGCTGACGGCGGGATAGCAGCCTACCGTCTGCGTGGGCGAGTTCGTCATGCTGAAGCCGGTTTCCTTTTCCAACATACTCAGTTCATCAAAAAGCGCGTCATATTCGGCGTCTGTCAGAGACGGCGCGTTCAGATTGTAGTATTCATACCGGCAGCGATTCAGCCGGTCTGTCAATTCCCGTATCTGCTGCTGTTTACTCTGTTCCATTCCTTACACCAGCCTTTCCTTAGAGAATGCTCCGAAATTCAGTTCATAGATCATCTTTTCGATCCGCGTATCATCGTTCCATGCGGCCTCCATCGCCGCACGGTTTTTCGCCTGTACCAAGACCAGACCGCCCCGGAGCTGCATCAGCAGCTCCGGGCGTTGGGCGCAAATAACCGCGAGGTTTCCCAACTGTTTCATTTTCACATGACTCCTTTCATACAGCAATATAGGTTTCCCAGTACGATTCCCGCTGTGCAGCAATCGTGAGTGGAACAATGGTGCTGCCGATATTGGCTGGCGCCTGCGTCAGTCCATAGACGGTCTGCGTACTCCGGACACGAACCATCTCCCGCTTGAGCTGAGAGAGAATGTACTCTTTCAGATACCCCTTGCAGGGATCATAGCTGTTGACTGCCCGGATCAGGCGTACCGCCAAAGACTGGTACACATCATCGGGGTCTATGGGCGCCGCCTGCAACCATGCGGCGTACTGCGCCATGACCATGTCAATGCACCAAAGATGCTGCTCCACCACAGCGTTGCGCTGCGTGATCGTAAATCCGTTTTTCATTTTCTGTATAGTTTCCTTTCTTTCGTTCAAATGTATTGTGCTGCGGCTTAGGCCGCAGTTTCCATGAGATCCGACACCAGAACATCCACCAGCCGCTGACCGGCAAGGTCGCCGGTATGGATACGGATGTCATCCTGTCGCAGCTGCTCGAATTCCTGCAGGCGAAGGACCTTGCTCTTTTCCGCTTTTTCCCGGTCGCTCTCTGTCAGACGTTCGGAGACAACTTTCTGCCATTCTTTCAGGAACCGCTCCGCGTCCTTGAGGTCATCGTTCTGTCGGTCAAAGTAGGTTCGTTTCTGCCGTATCGTGCCGTTTGGCTCCACCTCAAGGGTGTAGTACGGCTTGTCGATCTCTGCGGTCTTGCGCAGGAACAGGATATATGCCTCCTGCTGTTCGATGCGCTCCCAATAGCGGTCTGACTTGCCGACACAGTGGGAAAGCGCATCGCCCTCGCGCATAATATCGCGTACACCTGACGGGACAACGATGGAATACACCTCGCCGGTGTATTCGTATTTTGGTTTGATCAAGCGGCAGATACCTGCAATTTTCCGATACTTTCTTGCTGTTGCGGCAGCTTCCATGTCCCGTTCTCTTTTCCGCAGCTGCTCCACCAGTTCATCGTGACGCTGGCGCAGCAGCTTGACACGGTACACGATCTCATCATGGGTGTTGATTCCCAGCTTGTCCGCCATGGAAAGGTAATCCCGCCATGTGAAAATAATCTGCCGCAGGGAATCCCGTGTGCCGCTTTTCTGACGCTGAAGATAGTTGCAGACCTTCTGCTCTGACATTCGATCCAGAATGAAGTCGATATCGGAAACATGGATATTCTCCTGCTCCAGCCAGCGCAGCGCATGATCCGGGATGATTCTACCGCTGCACTTCTCCCGCTGCAGCCAGTCGAGCATAATGGCACCGCCGTTGAGTGTCCGGAGCCGCGAAAGCCGGTTCGTATCAAGTGCCAATGCCTTGACGAGACTGGTTTCAGACTCCTGCCGGATACAGCTTTTTACGGCTCCGAAATTTTCCAAGCACTCCGTGGTCAGCCGCGGAAGATTGGCTTTGCAGATCTGCTCAATGCGGGGAAACCTCCCCCACGCAAACAGGTACCAGTTAGGGCTTACACAGCCCCGGCAAAGTCTTACATACTCCCTCAATCCGGTCCTTACAAGAAATGGGGCAATGCTGGAAAGCGTTTTTCCATAGATGCTCCCCGGCTGATAACAATACTCGTTGTAGGAATAGCCCATGCCCGTGTAGACGTACTCATCGATGCCCTCCACCCATCGGGTACGGCGCTGTTTGTACCAGCCCCAGTAATACGAATGTGAGGACAGATCCGCACGGTAGAAAATACGCTGCTTCTCAAAGCTGGAGGTTTTCGATGTGATGGTGTTCTCTTCTTTCCGGTACTGCCTGTTCACCTGAAATTGGCGAACCACAAACCCATCTCCGCACTTCTGGGCCAGATATGCACATTCGGTCGGTGAGCGCAGGTACTCCGTTATTTTCCCTTTCGCCTTGAACGTGATCTTATGACGGCATCTCGGGCACTTTCCCACCGCGTTATGATAGGGCCGCTGTTTCAGTGCGACTTCCTTTTCACAATAGGTGCAGTAGCCGTACCTTGCCCCGCCCTTGCGGTAATCATAGAAGATGTAGTTTTCCTGAATACCCACCTTATTGACCCATCGCTCCCAGTCTTTTGGCAGCGGCGGCGTCTGGGCCAATTCCGCATCCCACGGATCGGTTTCCTTTCTATGCCGACGTTCCAGTTCAGCATCACGAACGGCGCGCTGAAATTTCAGAATAGCCCGATATACGTTTTTTTCATCCGACACCAGATATTGCCGGATCTGTGCATCATCCACGGCGCTGATCCACACGTTATTGGATCCCTTCGCCTGCCATTCCAAGTAGTCGATCTTTGCCGTCCGCCATTTGTCATGGGCACGGTCATAGGTGAGAAACTGCTGCTTTTCTTTCTCCATGAAAATCTCATAGGCCGGCAGCGTCCCACCAAGGCGCATTGCGTCCGGGTCGTACAGGGTGACTTTCAAAATGCCGCCCTCTACCGCGCTTCGTACAAAACCGCTGTATCGGCATCGATAGGAAGTGTTCCAGCCCGAACCGACCTTGACCGGCACATCCTCGCGGGCCACCGCAAGCATTTCTTCAGTCGCAGGCAGATCCTTCATTTTCAACAGGCTGTCCTTTTTCATTTCTGCACCGCCTCTCTTTTCACAAAATCAATGTCATACCATACTCCGGGCTGGATTTTTTCTCCATCTACTTCGGCAACAGCAATCTGACAGATTACTTCGGATTCACGCCGCTCTCTGGCAAATGCGAGAATATCGCCCAGCTTTCCACACGCAGCGGGTGTCTTGCCTCGAACGATGGCATAGCCGTTGCGGCTAACGCCGTGCTCACGCTGTACCTTGCCGCTTACCTTGCGGCCTGGGTGATCCACCATGTAGGCAAGTGCATGGAGAAAGAATTCTTTCCTCGTCAGCTGCCGCAGGATCGTCAGCTCTGTGCAGGCAATTTTGGAGTCACGATCGTCCTCGTCAATATCCCCGCAGGGCTGCACCAAGCAGTAAATGGAGCGATCCATATCGCTGTAATAGGTGAGGCAATCCAGCGGATCCTCTGCACAGTGAAAACCGGTGCTGGCGCAATTTGCCTCCGGGGTGACATTCTTTCCCATGATGAACCGATAACCACGGCAGGAGAGATCCGGCTCAAAGCCTTTATAAGCATACATCAGGCTGCCTCCCCAAAGGAGGAGAGGTCACCCAACGAGATCTGCCCATCGTCGGCTTCCGCTTTTTTCGGCGGTTCCTTCTTCTCCGGCTCTTTCTTCTTTTCTTCCTTTTTCTTCTTGGAAACAGACTTGGAAGATGTTTTCCCACGATAGGGCTGCGGGACAAACTCTTCTTCATCCCCCTGATCCTCCTTGGCATTGGGGTCACGGAAATAGTCCTCCGCCCACTGGTAGCAGAGATCGTCGGGAATATCGCAGCCGTATGCCTGCTGACCGGGGCCCGGTTGAACGCCGTTCGCTTTCAACTCATCCTGCACATAATCCCATGACTTTCGGCTGATATACTGGAAGCAGTGGATCATGCTCTTGCGCGGGTGCATGGTAAGCCGTGCAAAATCGAGGTCATCAATGCACTTGGTCTGGATAAACTCGGAAACGCTTTCTTTCATGTTGCGCCGTGTCAGCTTTTCCGTATCTGCGGACACGCGCTTTGCGGCAGCCTTGAGCAGTTCAGCCGGGCTCATGGCATCCAACTTTTCCAATGCAGCCTGTTCCGCCCGCTGCTTTTCTGCCTGCCTGTCGTCCCATTCTGCCTTGCGCTTGGCTTCAGCCGCTTCGTGCGCACGGCGGGCCTCGTCCTCACTTTGGGTGTCGGAGACGGCCGACGGTTCGCTGACCGCTGTGGCCGGAGCCAGTTCTGTGTCCGGCGGGAAACTGCCTGTTGCTGGCTCCGCGGGGACCGTCTGCGGCATATCCATATCATCATCTTCCATAAAGGCGTTGGAAACGGCAGCCTCATTATTTTGAAGCTCGTAATCCACATTTGAAAAAGCGCCCATTCGTACATTCCTCCTAAATAAAATTTTGAAAAGGACGCTCCTGTGCCAATGGCACAAGGCGTCCTTTTTACATACTTGGCTCAGACCGTGTAGACCAGTGTGCTGAATGGGTCGAAGCAGTAGCACACAACAGTCGGATACTGAGCAGCCGTTCTTTGAATTTCCTGTTGGATGGCAAGGGCCTCACCCATTCCGCAGGGCGTATCCCAGCCGGTCCAGACCATAGCTGTAAAATAGCGGTACTCCGGATGATACCGGATCTCCGCGCCTAAATTTCCGCAAAGCTGTAATACCGCTTCAAGAGATTCCTTCCTTTGTTTCTCCATCGCAGCATACTCATGCCTTCTTTGCCAGCGCGGGAGAGAATTTCACCTGCGGAAAACCAGCCATATCGCAGTAAAAGTATCTGCGCTCGCTTTCATCATACAACTCCAGCACATCGGATGGGGCAATGCTGCGGCCGTGATAGTCCGGGGGGAACGCCTGATTATAGCGTGCAAAAATGCGTTCCAGAATATCACGTTCATCTTGCCCGACCGGGCAGGTTAGCTCACCGTCGTAAACGAGTGTGTATTCCGCCGCCGGCGGCTGCTGAAAGCCGGCCTTGTGCAGCGCGTCAATGCCGCCAAAGGCGAATGCGCGCGTCTCGCCATGCTCCAGATCCAGCTGATAAACACGAAACCGCTGCGTTTTACGCTGACTGTCCAACAGCTCCCGAAAAGAAACGCCGGGGGCAGTCTGTAAGTACGCATCGTATTCCTGCTCCGTCAGCCCCAGATAGTCCCGCAGGGAAATACTGTCCGCCTCCATTGTGTGCCATTTTTCCGTACAGGTTTCCAGCATTTCCAGCCCGCATAGGCCATTAAGATATTGCTCCTTAAATGTCATTCCTGGATCCTCCTTCATTTTCTGTTCTTTCCGGCGCAGCGCAAGCTGCCAGTCATCAATGCCCTTGTAATTGGGATTCCATGTGAGCCTGCGGCAGCGCATCCCGTGCCTGGCCGCCAGCGCATAGATCTTCGATGCGCCTTTCTCCACCATTTCATTGCTGTATTTATCCATGTCCTCCGCCTCGATGATCTCCTCCGTTCCGTTTCGGTGCAGGAACGCAAACAGTCCATCCAGCTTGGCGGTATTGTTAACGCCCAGTGTGGCAACAAAGGTCCTGTGCATCAGCGCGTGAGCGACATCCGCCTTGAGACAGCCTTCCGTCACATATACAACGCGGGAGCAGGGGGCGCCCACAAAATGAATGGGGCTCCCCGAGGTCGTTCCCATGCGCTTTCCCGTGGAGGACAGCGTCAGGTATTTCACGCCCGTTTTCTCCGGTGGATCATCCTTATCCTTGAGCGGGTGATCCAACCGGATCTGCGCGCCGTGGATCAGACCGTCTACACCGAAGATGGGAATGATGATGCCGGATGTCCGCTGATGGAATTTGACCGTCCAGCAGCCGTTATCATCCACATAGAAGCCGGGAACACCCTGCACCCTGCAGCCCGCCTTGACCAACCGATTGGTCAGGGAGCGGCACAGGAAGGGGGGCGGCGTACTCTTAAAGCCAAAGCGTGTGATCTCATCGTCGGACAGCCCCCGCACAGACTGAAGGTGTGTGCGGTGCGCCGGAATGAGGGTCAGCATGGACAGCAGCATGGAGAGGGTCTGATGCACTTCCTGGACAGAAGCTGCGTCAGACTGTTCAACCTCCGTAGGTGCCGCTTTCTCCGGAACGGTATAGTCCGGCGAAAAACCGTTTACCGCCAAAGCGTCGCAGATCTCCCGATAAGCGTCTGAATTGCTGACGCCATATACCTTTGCGTAAAGGGACAGCATTCCGCCGCCTTCACCGCAGTAGTTACAGCGCCACAGGTCTTTTACCGTGTTCAGATTCATTTTCCCCCGGCGGTCACCGCAGATGGGACAATCCACATACACCTGACCGGGAGCCCTCCGCCTGATATTCAGGCGGAGGAGTCCGGCCACATCCATAATGCCAAAGGGGAGATCATGCTTTTTCCCGTAATTCAAACCAGCATCCCTCCCAAGACGCAAAATTTACGGATGGAAGCGGTCAGCTTGCCTTTAACTGCTGCGAACCGCCCATCAGAAGCATGGCGGCAGCCTTCATAATATTGCCGCAGTCCTCACAGAGATAGGCGTAATATTTCAGGCTGGAGGGACGCTGCTCAGAAACCTGTGCCATCGTCCAGCCCTTATTGACGCCGGTGGTTACGACCAGCTCCGCAGCTTCCTCTTCTGTCATCAGCGAAAGGATCTCGTCCACCGTCATATCGTCCGAATATTTCGGTGCAGCCGCTGTCGATGCCGCTGCCGGCATATCGACCACAACAGGCTTCACCGTCTGCGCTGTTTCAACCCGCTCCGTGACAGCAGGCTCCGCTGTTTCCGAAGGAACCTCCTGCGCCTTTTGGGGCATAACCGGATCAGGCTCAGAAGCCGCAGTTCCGCCGCTTAACGCCTGCAGCAGACTCATGGCGTCTGAAACGCTTTCCGTCTGCTGGGTGGTGTGAACCTCTTGCTGAGTTACGTTGGGCGTCTTTGCCGCCTCCTGCGGTTGAACCTCTTGCGGTGTAGGCACTGCCTGCACCGGATGATTTTCGCCGATAGGATCTTCTCGCTGCGGTGCTGCGGCTCTATTTACCGCCGGAGCAGTCTCCTGACGATTTACAGCGCCCGTTGCGACTTCCTGTTTCCCATCGGCCTGTGCATCTACCGCCGCAGAGGGGTTGATCTCACAGAGCTGGATGCCGAAGCCTGCATTATCCAGCGCCGTTTTCAGCGCCTCGTCCTGCGCGGCCTGCACATAGCGTCCGGCAGGGGCCTGTGTCTTTTCCACCGCCGCGGTAAAATTGGTAATGGGCTGGTTGTCCTCTCTGGACAGAAATACCTGCGCCTCATAAACGGCGATTTGGTCTGTGACCCGCAGCCGGTTCAGCAGCATTTTTCCATCAGGGCAGGCCAATCGGAACCAGAGCCGCTGATAGCGCGGCTCCAGCTCGATTCCGCCGTTGGCGTTTCTTTTCAGAAAGCGCAGCGGGTCAAAGCCCTGCACCCTACGAAGCTGCTGCACGGCAGGAATCGCTTGGGTCAGCATAATTCTTTCTCTGGACATGGTTTGATACTCCCTTCATAAAATAAATAAGAGATGACTGTGCGTTTTTTTGCACATTCATCTCACATTAACTGGCACGCTGCCATTCTTCGCCCTCTTCGTTACGGAGAGCCTTGCGCGTGACTGCCTTATAGTAGAGGGCGATGCGTTCGCCCAGCATGGTATTGCGTTTTCCTTTTCGGCTCCGATGGATCGCCATATACAGCGCCCTTTTTTCACCCACCAGCAGCACGCGGCGCTTGGCACGCGTGATTGCCGTGTAGAGAAGATTCCGCGTCAGGAGCACATTATGGGCAGCCAGCAGTGGAATAATGACCGTATCATACTCTGAGCCCATGGATTTGTGGATCGTAATGGCATAGGACAGCTCCAAATCATCCAGAAGTACCTGCGGGCAATCCATATAGCGGCCGTCAAACTCGATCACGACATTGGTACCGCTGATCTTGCGGATCGTGCCGATGTCACCGTTGAAAACACCCTCGCCGACCTGCTTGCCGGATCGGTTATACAGCTTGATGTCGTAATTATTCCGCATCTGCATCACGCGGTCATTGAGGCGGAATATCTTTCCGGCGTACACGATCTCCGGCGTCTCCGGCGCTGCGGGGTTGATCTCCTCGCGGATAGCTTCATTCAGGCTGTTGACCGATGCCTCGCCCTCGGAGCGGAACGGCGATAAAATCTCCACCTGCTCAATTCCTTTTGCGGCGATCTGCTCCCGGTAAAGCTCACGGATGATGCCGGCAGTCTCCTCCTGGCTCTCTGCCTTATGAAAGGCAAAGTCCTCACCATAGTAGAGCGTCGTTTTGCCCTCGTTGATAAAACGGGCATTGTGGGCGATCAGGCTGTCCTGCGCCTGACGGAAGATCTCGTCCAGCACCGTGACTGGCACGACGCCGGAGCCGATCAGCTCGTGAAATACATCACCGGCGCCCACACTCTCTAACTGGTCTGCATCACCGACCAAAAGGACTTTGGTGCCGGGGCGCAAGCGGGAAAAGAGCTGATGGATCAGCCACATATCGACCATGGAAGTCTCGTCCACGATCAGGAGCCCTGCTTCCAGCGGTTTCCGTTCCCGGTCTTTCTTCGATTCCGAATCACCGTGAAGTCCCAGAATGCTGTGGAGCGTCTGTGCTTCATCGATCCCCGTTGCCTCCGCCATACGCCGGCTCGCCTTACCTGTGGGCGCTCCGAGTACGATCTTCTGCTGAGGATAGAGCTGACGGTACACTTCGATCACCGTTTTCAGAACCGTGGTCTTGCCGGTGCCGGGGCCGCCTGTGATGATGGACAGGTTATGCCGGAACACCATTTCCACGCCTTCTGACTGGCGTTTGGACAGGTTGAGCCCTAAGCTATGTTTCACTCGCTCCAACGGCTGTGCAATGTCTACCACCGCCGGATTTGCCAGAAACAGCTCTACCGCTTTCTGTGCGGTTTCGCTCTCCTGCAGAAATTGCTTGGGCAGATACACATTGCCGTGATTCGATACCACCTCGTCCTGCCGGATCATGGCAGACAGTTCCTGTTCGACCTGGCTCATGGGGACGCGCATCTGCGGGAGGGGTATCCGCTCATTGAGCAGCTGCATAGCCGCTTTGAGCAGAGCCTCTGCCTCCAGATAGAGATGTCCGTCCTTTGTCCGTGCGTCCTCCAGCGCATAAAAGAGCGCACCGTGGACGCGCTTCGGATCACGCAGATCTCCACCGGATTTTTGTACGATGGCGTCAATCCTCTTGAAGCCGAACCCCGGCACCTGACAGAGATTGAAGGGACTCTGTCTCACGATGTCTGCACAGGAAGGGCCGAAATGCTGATAGATCTTCTGCGCGGTCGTCGGCGTGACCTTGAACGGGGCCAGCAGGGTCATCAGGACACGCATCCGGCTGGTTTCCGCATAGGCGTCCTTGATCTCCGCAAGCCGTTCCTTCGTAATGCCGCGAATCTCAAGAAGCCGGTCTGGCTGATGTTCCAGAATCTCCAGAGCATTGATGCCAAACTTTTCAATGATCGCGTCGGCGGTCTTTTCTCCGATGCCCTTCAGCAGACCGGAGGCAAGATAATTGCGGACGCCCTCCAATGTGGGCGGCACGATCTCCTGCCAATGATCGACCTGAAGCTGAAGCCCGTATTTTCCGTCCTTCCACTCTCCATCCATCTCGATCTTCACCGTATCCGTCTGCGGCAATTCGATGCCGACGGCGGTAAAGCGGATCAGGTGGTCGTGATAGCGATAGGGACTCCGGGCTTCTGCCGGTACGCTGCTGTCCTCCGTTTTCATCCGAAGGACAGAATATTTGCTGGACGCATTGAAAAACAGTACCTTGTCCAGTGCTGCAACAATGCTCACAGCACATCACCTCCGTTTCCTTTCACGCTGCCTGCAAAGCAGCTTTTTTCACATGGAATCTTCGCCATTCAGACACCGTGACATACTGATCGTAAATATCAGGGTGTTCGTCCTTCAAACGCTCTAAGGCGTCCTTCGATATGCCTGCGGAGCGTACCGGATTGTAGGTTATGGTGTAGCTCTCCGCAGAACCGTTATACACGGCGGTGCAGCTTGTGCCCATTTTCTCGATGAGCATACCCTTCAGCCGTTTAATGTCCTTTTCCAGCTTGTTCACTTCAGCCGCCAACGTCTTTTTCTTCTCTTGCAGGGAAAGAAGCATGGACAGCTGCCCAAACTGTGTCTGTCCCAACAGCACAGGCGGCGCGTCCTTGTCCGCCGGTCCTATCTTTCGCCGCAGGCTTTCGAGGATCAGGTCACCGTCCGCTTCCACATAGGGAGGCGGCGTTTTTGTGAGAACATGATTCTCCCAGAAGTCCCGTTCCAAAGCGATCAGTTCTTCTTCATAGGCCATGTCACGGTCGATACGGCGGATGATTGCCTCGTCTTCCGAATTTCCGTAAAGGCAGCAGAAGTAGACCCGGTCAATATTCATGACCGTCATGTAGTGCCGCCCCTGTGATTCGTAGTAGATGGGAACGATCTCCTCGCCGTTGTACCACCAGTTATCCTTGGCGTTATAGTTTGTGGTCTTGATCTCAAGGATGGCTGTTGTACCATCCGGCAGTTCCACCATATAATCCAGATCCGCCAGCATCCAAGGATACAGCGGGTGCCGGAACATGAATGGTCGGCGGTAGATCTTATAGCCCGTCTTATGAGCGAAGATCTTGGCAACCAGTGGCTCCAGCAGGGTTCCAACCTCCAACTGGACCCAGTTTTCGGCATCATCCGCTGTGACGATATTCAGCTTGTCATAGTAGAGATCCCGCCCAGTACGGAATGGTGAAATTCCGAGAACGGCAGCGGCGTCGCTTCCGCCGATGCCCTTGCGCCGGTATTCCAGCCATTGTTCACGCGGCAGACCTTCTGTACCGACGAGAATTTGCGGAGCGTAACACTTTGCATTTTTCATGGATGCATTCCTCCTCGGTTTCATATTTGATGCGCGGCTTATTCAAAAGCCGCTTCTCTCTGTACCCGTGGTACGGTCGGGAGGAACGTCTGGGATGCCCTCCGGGTTTCCATTTTCGTCTGAATTTCATTTCTTGTTTCCACCTTTCTTGATGATATATCCTCAAAGCCTTTCGGCGTTTGGGCGCAAAAAAGCGGGAACAACGATCCTGGTAAAATCCAGTATGTTTGCCTGACAGCAAACTCTCGTCATTCCCGCAGTATGGGGCAGTACCCCGTAAAATAAAAAAGCCAGCAGCAGCCGGCTCTCATGGCACAGCAATACTACTGACAAAAACGTACAAACCTGACAACGTGCGCAGGTGGATCACTCCACACACAGATCATTGACCTATGCCCAAAGGGAAATTGCGCAAAACTCATTTACGGGCAAAGTGTAACACAATATATTGTATAAGTCAATGCAAAATACTATATTTAGTTTTTCTGGCGCGCGTGCAAAAAATACGGACATGGCCCCGTATTTATTTTGTGAACGGGAAAAACCATCTATTGAACCTTGAAAACGCCGCCCCCAACTGCGGCTGCATCGATTTGTCCGGGAGTTATACAGGATCGGCTGACAGTATGCGTTTGCGTACCTGCCGGGGAAGTGCCGCACAGCGGCAGCCTGCAAATACGCGGCCTGAAGCGAGGGCGCAGGAAATGGTCCGGACGCAAAATCGCAATCCTTACAGAATTTTATGCTTGGCAACCGCTATTGCGGAGTGTATAATGTGCCTACCCTGCTAAACCATTAGGAAAGGAGGCACTACTGCATTCTATAACGGTTTCCAAGCTGCAATAGGAGGTATTACCTTGTCTGACCAAATTTGCAGCAACAATGTTCAACGTACCTACACCGTCGAACAGGTCTCTCGAATCCTTGGGATCAGTCTCCGCAAGACCTATTACCTCTGTGAGCACACAACTGATTTTAAGGTCATTCGGCTTGGGAAGCGGTGCCTGCGCATTCATAAAGAGTCTTTTGATTCTTGGTTCAATGCGTTGGATCAGCCATAGAGCATCGAACAAGGAAGGAACCGTTATGGCAACATATACTATTCGCGGAACATCTCACAACATCGTCTACACCTATAAGACGATTGACGGAAAACGTAAACAGCAATGGGAATCCTATTCCTCGGAGTTGGAGGCGATACAGCGCAAAGCCTACATCGACTATCTCCAAGCTCAAAATAGGGCATCTGATATTACTCATGAGGCTGCTGAGTATCGCCGCAAAAAAGCCATTGAGAAAACAGCTCAAAAAATCGCCGCAGAAAATGCAGCAGTCGTTGTCGAGCCTCCGTCCATCGAAACTGAAGACAATATGAGCAAGACCTACCGAGAATTCATGGAGCGCTTTTTGCCGATCTATGCAAGGAAACGGAACTTCTCGCCCAAGACCTACGACAGCTATCGTCAAAATCTGGAAACACACATCTACCCTTACTTTGGTGATTGGGTCATGAGCTCTATTACGAGCAGCGCTATTGACGGCTTCATTGACTATCTTTTTCAAAAACCATGTCGTGGAAGCAAAAGTTATGGCAAACGTGCTTCAGAGGTTCCAACTCTGAGCTCTGGAACTGTAAAAAAATGCTATAACATTCTTACTCTTGGCTTTGAAACAGCAAAGCGATGGAACTATATCTCGGAAATTCCTAACACCAAAGGTCCGTCTGAGCACTACAAGAAGCGCAAAGCCTGGTCTTCTGAGCACATCTCAAAAATTCTCGACCAAATTCAGGATGATCCCATTCTCCATCTCTCGGTACATCTCGCTTTTATTTGTTCACTCAGAGCGGGGGAAATTGTTGCAATCGATATTAACTCAATCAACCTTAATGAAGGCAGCATGTGGATCTCCCAGATTCTCGAGCGCGTCTCTGACGAGTCTCTCAAAACTCTTTCCAAAGAAAAAATAGCTAAAGTTTTTCCAAAGCAGTTTTCTAACGCTAAAAGCCGCCTTGTCTTAAAAACGCCGAAGACGGAGGGCAGTTTGAGAAAACAGTACCTAACTCGTCCATTGGTTCAAGAAATCAAAGAGCGCATTGCAGAAATTAACAAAACAAAAGAACTCCTTGGTCCAGAATATCAGGACAACGGTTTTCTAATCTGTCAGTCTGATGGACGCCCTGTTGATCCAAATAATCTCTGCAAATCCTTTAAGGAATGGCAGAGTACAATGAATATCACAGATCAAATTGATCTTCAGGGGCTACGCAAGTCAGGGCAAATGCACAAAATCAGATTGACGAAAAACAATTATCAACTTGTCGCTGCTAATGCTGGGCAATCCCCCGAAGTGCTTATGCATCATTACAACGAAGCGCTTGAAGCCGAAAAACAGCAGCTTGCCTCGATGGTTGAATCAAGTTTTTATCCATCACTTGAAAAAAAGAGTGAGACACTATCAACTCTTGACCCAGCCGAAATTTTGAAACTAATTCAGGAGAATCCAGACCTCGCAGCGAAACTTGTGCAGCTATTGAAAGTCTCTGCGTAAGATGACACTCCTTGCAAACATTTTTTCGTTTAGCACGATCTTTAGCAGGATGTTTAGCAGAACCCATAAATTGAGGTATTTGAGGGCTATCTCAAAAAAAGAAAAACCTCAAAACCATTGCGGTTTCAAGGTTTTTTTGGAGCTGCTGGGCAGATTCGAACTGCCGACCTCATCCTTACCAAGGATGCGCTCTACCTACTGAGCTACAGCAGCAAATGGCGACCAGGAAGGGGTTCGAACCCTCGACCTCCGGCGTGACAGGCCGGCGTTCTAACCAGCTGAACTACCTGGCCATTTACTAAGGCGTTCTAATCAAAGAACAAATTTATTATAACATTTACAAGCGGACTTGTAAAGTATTTTTTATGGCAGGGGCAGAAAGACTCGAACTCTCGACACGCGGTTTTGGAGACCGCTGCTCTACCAACTGAGCTATACCCCTATGTGGTGGGCCTTCGGGGACTCGAACCCAGGACCAACCGGTTATGAGCCGGCCGCTCTAACCAACTGAGCTAAAGGCCCAAGTGATTGTCTATCCCTGATTTTTGAAAAAGAAAGAGTGCCGCCACCAGAGTGGCGGCAC